TATACAGGTTAAGTTCTAACTACCCTAAATATTATTTAATTTTAATGTATACAGTGTCTACTGGAATAGTATCCTGCAAGTTATAAACATTATACTCATAGTATACTTTATACTTAAGATTGGTACGGGAATGTATAATATTGTATACAGAATCTTTTTTAACAGAGTATAAAACTCCAATAAAAAGAAGCAATAAAGCAATCAAAAAAATATCTAACAGTTTCATATTATTTAAGTTTTAATTAGTTACAAAAGAAATACCAAAGAGTTAATCACCATTTATACTGTCCATTTAATCTGTACTAATTGGAATTATGCTATATATACTCTGCTATGAGGGCAGTTTAGTATATAATGTTGCTACCAATATCAGTTAAATAAGCACGTCTCATAACTAGGCTTGTATATGGTCTTGTGAATCTACTGGTCTGACCAAACCAGTTAGTTAACTCTAAGGTATTATTTATATATTGTAAGGTCTATCAGAATCAAATTGTATTATTTTATTTGAGTCTTTTTCTAACAGATCTTTAACAGTGCTAATGCCTTGATTTGAGTTATCTATAGCAATTAATTCTGTTTCACCTGGCAATAATTGTACTAAAGGATTTGATATATCTATTTGTACTTTACTATTACCTATTCCATGTCTAAAAGCTACCTTAGTTATATTACCATTAGGTAACTTAATTCCAAACGTTGTTGACATAATATATAGATTTAAATGTGAAATTGATTTATTAACCAAAAGGAAAAGGCCATACCAATTAAGGTACAGCCTTTCAATGTTACAATGTTTCTACAACATTTGCATCGGATGGATTATGCAAACACCAAATAGTTTTGGGTGTGCCTTCTTCATCTTCAACCAATAACTCTACAAACTCTTTATCCTTGGTAGAATCGTAGTTTTTACTTACTGATGCTACAGTAGAACCGTTAGCACTGACAAATAGTTTATCAGTTTTGGGGTTCTTCACAATATCCAGTTTATCAGCTTTGTGCAATTCCTTGAATGCAACAACGCTAAGTTTTTTCCCAAATTTCATGGCAATATGTTTTAAATTAGACATCCAAAGGCCCCAGTAGGAGCCCAATCAAAGCTGAGAGGAGGTGGTAAGTTGTAGTTAGTTTAAACATTCATCTATTTAAAAATTTTTTATAAAAAAATATTACATCTCATTTTCAATTACTTAAAAAAAATTATAAAAAATTTTTTTAGAATATTGATACTTTTTATTATAAGTAATATCGTCTAATTACCCGATATTTTAAATTATCGTGTTTTTACCCGATAAAGGAAAAGTATTTAAGAAATAGGTATCAAAGATAGTAAAATCAAGGAAAAAATTTTACAAGAAAAGAAAGTACCAAAGAAAAGAATTACATACTATTATTAAAGTAATATAATATAATATATTAAATAGTCTTTCTGCAATTGGGTCTTGCAAAGTTAATATATTTTTATAATATACGCAAGAAAAAAATGATTTATTTTTAGAAGATATAACATAAATTATTTTATTTAAAAATAATTAACAAAATATTTGGAAGTTATATTTTAATATATTATATTTGTATCATAAATAAATACATACAGATATGTTTATACTAAGAAGAATTACACAGGAAAAATTAGAGATCAACACATGTTTAGATATAGAATATGTGTTAATTCTAAAAGAAAAGAACCAAGAAGAGTTTAATGAAAGACTCAAAGCATGGGATGAAGAAGATAAAAAAAGTTGTTATGGATTAGTATGTTTTAATGATACTAATTTTATTATGCCTCTTTATGAAGACTCATCTTATTACATTATGACGAGCGATGGTAAAACATTTGCTAATATAAGTTATAAGTAACTTCCACTGTAAATAGTATTTACAGACTGACTCTAAAAGAGTTTAGCCCCATCTAAAGAATGGGGTTTTTATTTTATATGTTTTATAACATTTTGATTATTTAGAATATTGTTGTATATTTGTAGAGTTAAAATAAATAGATATGAGTAAAGAAAAAGATTTATTAAAAAAATTTATAGAGTGGGCAAAAACCTGTGGAGAAGAAGTCTGGTATATTTTTGATTATACCGATGAAGCAATAGAACAATTTTATAAAATAAAAAAGTATGAAAGAAAAAATAATTAGAATTACAGTAGAATCAGATTATGGTACTACTATCATTAAAGAAGTAGATGTAGATAGTGATATTGAAAATTTAATGCAAAATTGGAAAGAGATAGTTTTAGGATTAGGTTATCATCCAGAATGTGTAAATGAATATATTGATTAGTATGGAATTAAAAGATTTAAGAACAGGGGATGTACTTCTTTATAGAGACAGGAAATTTTTAAGTAAGGCGATACAATGGTTTGAAAAATGTAAATGGAGTCACACAAGTTTAGTAATAAATATTTGGGATACTAACTTTACAGAAGAAGCAGAGATAGAAGGACTAGTAATTAATAAAATTGAGGATTCTATAAAGGGAAATGAAATATTATTATTAAGACCTAAGTTTAATTATGATTCTATTGAGTTAAGTAAACAAGTAATATCTATGGCAGGTAAACATAGATATAATTTTTTTAAGTTAATTATAGTTCAAATTATATGGCAAGTGTTTCATATATGGGTAGGAAAAGTAGATACTAATGATAAACTTCGTAGAGTTATATGTGGAGAGTTTGTTGCTTATGTCTATCATATATTATCTAAAGATATATTATTTAAAGATTGGTATGAGGCAACTCCTAAGAGTTTATTTGAATCTGATTTATTTGAACATTATAATTTAACTAATTAGTATGAGACCACCAAAACCTTTAAAAGTAGAATTCGTAGATAAGAGTACTATGAAGAGAGTTGATGAACTATGGAATATAGTTGTTCAATTCAATGACGAAACAAGTGAGTTAACTGCATGGTTAATTAATAGTAATCCTGAATTAGATAAACAATTAGAAATAAGAGTTAAGGATGAATAACATTCTTCAAATATTAATAGTATTAACAGGAGTTCCTGCTATATGGTTGGTGAATAGAAAAGAAAAATGGAGTAAATGGGGATGTGTATTTGGATTAACAGGACAACCAATCTGGTTATATTTAACTTATAAAAATGGACAGTGGGGGATGTTTGGGTTAAGTATGATATATACTTATAGTTGGATGCAGGGAATTTATTTTAATTTTATAAAGAAATGATACAACATATTATACCAGAAGATGGGTACAACCATATAGAAGATTTAGGATGTTATTGTAATCCATCTGTAACTATTGCAGAAGGAGAGGAAATAATTTATCATAATTTTTTAAAGAAATTACTGAGTAATCAAACTAGTATTGATGATGAATTCCAAGAAATTATAAATAAAGAATTTTGGAATTTAATATAATTTGTTTATATTTGTAGAATGAAAGAAATTAATGAATTAACTAAAGAAGAATTTGACAAAGAATTTAATGAGAGAATGCCAAAGATTCCTTTGGAACAGCAGTTGACTAAGGAAGTATTTCTACAGATATTAGTAATGAAAGGAATATTAAGACTTGATAAATTTATAGAATTTTTAAATCCAACTTATAATGAACATACCGAAAAGATTTAAATTATTTGGTTCCACTATAGATATAGTTTGGGATAATGAGAAGATGAATTATGGAAAGAATTATGGAGAATCTACTTATGGACAGAATTTAATTTTCTTAGCTACTACTCAAGGTATAGAACCTTTACCAGAAGATAAGATAATGGATGTTTTCTATCATGAAAAAGTGCACATGATTTTAGATTATATGAAAGAATATAAATTATCATGTAATGAAAAGTTTGTGGATATATTTGCTAAATTATTAAGACAATCAGATATAACAGCAGAGTATGAAGACACAGGAAGATAAGATTGAGTATTTAAGAAGATTACTAAATGTATATCTAAAGTTTAATAGACACTACTCTAAAGTAGATCTTATAATTTCTGGTAAAGACTTTATGGTTATATGGAGTCAACCTAAAAATAATTATTATTCATTTGAGGATATTACTGTTCCTTTACAAGATTTAGATAAAAGAATTGAAAGTTATAGGCACAAAGTTATGTATGCCTTTAAAACACGTAACAACAAAAAATAATAGACAATATGACAGAAGTTGATAATGGTATAGAAATTGATGACAAAGTGTTGGAAGATAATCCTAAAGAAAAACTAAGTAGAGAAGACTTAAATTTAATCTTTTGTGGCATCAGGCCAAAGAACTTAGGATATGAAGAATTTAAGATGATGAGATCCTGGATGAATAGATTGAATAGAAAACATTTAAAGGGGTATTTATTTCATAGTAGTACTACTGTAATGGCTAAAAATGATAAAGGAGAAGATATTGAAGTAAGAGTACCTAAAGGAAAAGGAATAACTTATATTAAAAATAAAAAGGAGAAATAATATGTCAATATGTAATTGTATATTAGCAGGAACTAGTGCTTGTAGATGTTGTTTAAATAACCCAGAATCATGGAGTAATTACTGGAATTTTTGGAGTATGCCTTATATTACTACAACAACAGATTGGAAAATCTACAACCTAGAAACACATGAATTAGTTGAAAAGAAAGAAGCCAAAATTACTAGAGTTAAAGAACAGATTTCTATTTTAGAAAGAGAAATTAAACTAGGTAATTTATGGATTAAAGAATATAAAGATAGTATTTGTAAGGAAACTGAAACTAATAAGGAAAAAGAAATTAAAATTGCTGAGTTAAAACAAGAATTGGAACAACTGGAGAAAGAGAATCCTAAGTAAAACTTAGGATTTTTCTTTTTATTTAAAATAAATTTGGAAATATCAGATTTATTTCGTATGTTTGAATCGGAAAATACAAGACTATGGATAAAGGTATTACAATACCAATAAAGACAAAAAATTATTGGAGAGATTTAGTAGAAATATTTGATTTCATTCCACCCTTCTCAGAGTTAAGACCTAGGGGAAAAGATGTGTTGGCTTTACTATTTGAGAAACATTATAAATATATAAATCTCCCAGAAAGGGAAAGAAATAGATTAATCTTTGATTATGATACTTACCAGGAAATAGCTGATAAATTATCTACAGAAAATTATCCTATGAATAGGCAAGGTATTTTAAGTCTTATAACTTACTTAAGAAGTAAAAACTTTGTAATTGAAGACCAATATGGACACAGTTGTTTAAATAAGAAACTAATTATACCAGTTTCAATGAAAATAACATTCAACTTAATTCCAAATGATACAACTAACGGAACTTGATCCTTGTGATATTAAATATACTTACTTCAATACTACTGAAGAGTTAGTGAATTATGTATCTGAAACAACTAAATTGTTTCAAAAGAATAATAGATACACAGTTGTATTAGAAGTAATACCAAACAGGAATCAAGTAAAAACAGTAACTTATGATAATTATATATGGATAACAGAAGGAAAGTATCTCAGTTTAAACTAGATGGAACTTTTGTAAAAGAGTATGACAGTATCGCTAATGCTGCCAGAGTTATGGGTTGTAATGAAAGTACGATAAGAAGAGCTATAAATTTAGAGAGAAGAAGTTTTGGATTTGTGTGGAAATTTAACGATGAATATAATAGTGGAAAAGTAATTTGGAAAGAGTCAAGAAGAGTTGGTAAAAATATTACAAATAAACCTAAGATACTATTACTTGATATTGAAACGGCTCCAATAAAAGCTTATGTGTGGAGACTTTGGAAACAAGATATTTCTTTACCACAAATAATTTCAGATTGGTTTATGCTTACGTGGAGTGCGAAATGGTTAGGAGAATCTACTATTTTATCTGAAAGACTTACTGGAGATGAGGCAAAATCTGAAAATGATAAAAGAATTGTGAAGAAACTTTGGTCATTATTAGATGATGCAGATATGGTTATCGCGCATAATGGTAATACTTTTGATATACCTAAAATTAATTCAAGATTTTTAGTGACCGGATTATCTTCCCCATCAAGTTACAAACAAATAGATACAAAGATAATAGCAAAGAATCAATTTGGGTTTAGTAGTAATAAACTGCAACATCTTGCTAATCTTCTAGGTATAGAAGGTAAGTATGATACAGATTTTGAATTATGGGTTAAATGTTTACAAGGAGATGAAGAGTCCTTAGAATATATGGAACTTTATAATAAACATGACGTAGAAGTTTTAGAAGATGTGTTTATTAAGTTAAGACCTTTTGCCAAAGGATTACCAAACCTAGATCTTTATTTTGATGATAATTTACCACACTGTCCTTCCTGTGGAAGCCAAAATTTAATGATAGAAGTTGATAAGAAGTTTTATACTCAGGCAGTACAGTACCAACTTTACAGATGTAAAGACTGTGGTAGTTTAAGTAGAGCCAAACAAGGAGATAAATTTATAAATAAGAAAGTAATTTCAGCAATACCAAGATAAGTAATATTATGAAAACACAATATTGTGTAGCATGTGATATAGAGAATAAAAAGGTTAAAGCTACTAAAGTAGTAGATAATGTTCCCTTATGTGATACACATAGCAAAATATATTCTATAGAACTTGATCCTATAATACATGAAGATAAAAGTAACAAAAAGGAATAATGTAATTCCTTTAAATACTATTAGAAATGTTATTAATGAAACACATGAGTTTTATGTGGTTCTTTATAATAAAGAGAAAGTATATATATTAAAGAGTTTTTGTATAGTACTTTGTGAATAATATTATGGTATGAGACATGAGAAGACAAGACAATCTATAATCAATGTATCAAATACTCATAAGATTCCTAGAGGAGAAGTTCTAGATATTATAAATAGTATCTTTGAATTCCAGGTAGAATCTATGAGAAATGATACAGATGGAACAAAGGATATATTCCCCACATTAAGAATTCCTTATTGGGGAATATTTTATGTTCCTAAAGATTTAAGAAAGAAATTAAAAGAATATTATATTAAAAAGAATGCAACTATTTCAACTGAAGAATTACAAACTGGAGATACAACCGGAAGCTTATAGTCTTACTCCATTTAAGAAAATATGGGATAGGGATAAATCTAAGGATAAAGATGTAGCTTTAAAAGAGTTAGCTTATGTTTTCTTTATGTGCGATTTTAAATCAGACTTTAGTAATATTTTAGATGAAATAGAAAGGTCTATAGAAGTAATAAAATACACTGATTTAAATAAATCTTGGAAACCAGATAAAATTGTTTTAGATGCTGTAGAGTTCTATAGAGAAAGAAATAGAAGTGTTGCCTTACAATTATTAGAAGATGCTAGAAATGGTATAAGCAAACTCAGTACTTATATACGAGATATTAATTTTAATGAAGTTGAGATTAATGAAAAGACTGGGGATATAAAACCCAAGCACGACATAAAGAAATATGCCGATACTATAAAACAAGTACCTGCAATATTAGCTGCTCTAAAAGAGTTAGAAGATGAGGTAAAGAAAGAAATGGATGCTGGTAATACTCTTAGAGCTGGTAGAAAGAAAGGAATGTACGTAGATTAATGGATATAATTGTAAACAAATATAATACTCCAATTACTGAAGAACTGTTGTCAACTATAGACAGTAGATCTAAAGGAGAATTTATGGAGTGTTTAGAAAAGATATTACTTATTAAAAACTTAACTTCTACTAAAAGACGTAAGGTTAAAGATATGCCTAAAGATAAGTTGGGAAGAGTTATAGTAGATTTAGAGAATCCTCATATATTGGAAGATATGGATTATTTTAGACCTGCTGCTCTATACTATAAAAAACATGGAGTTTACACACATCTTTACCCAAACACTAATCCTAATAGTGATTACAGAAAGTTTTGGGATGAAGAGAGAAGAAGATGTTTAGAAGGTTATGTTAGAGATGATGGAGAGTGGATTCCTGGATATTATTATCATTATCTGAACTATACTAGAATACAATTAGTGAGAGTAATAGAAGGTGCCAGATCTGATCGTATAGAAGATTTTCCTGATGTTTGGGATGGGGATTATTGGTTTTTTCATTATGTAGAAGATGCTGAAGCTAATGGAAAACATGGAAATGTACTCAAGACCAGAGGAAGAGGGTATTCCTATAAAGGAGGATCTATGGCTGATAGAAACTATCACCATATAAAAAGAAGTAAAACTTTTCTTTTTGCGTCAGAGTCAGAGTTTCTTATTAGAGATGGTATTATGTCTAAAGCTATAGATTGTATAAATTTTGTAGATGATAATACTCCGTTTACTCAACCTAGAGAGTATAAAGATACAGAAATGTATAAGAAAGCATCTTATAAAGATATTGAACTCAGAACTGAAAAAGGTATGATGAGTGAGGTATTTGCTATAACTTGTAAAGATGATCCAAGTAAAGGACGTGGTAAGAGGGGGAAACTATTAGATTTTGATGAATCTGGAGATTTTCCAGGGTTAGAAACTACTTGGGGTATTGCAAGAAAATCTGTAGAACAGGGAAGATTTGTATTTGGGTTTATGTTAGCAACAGGTACTGGTGGTACTATAGGAGCTAATTTTGAAGCTGCCTTAAAGTTTTTTTATAGTCCTAGAGGTTATGGTATAAAACCATTAAGAAATGTCTATGATAAGCTTAATGGGGTAGGAGAATGTTCCTTTTTTGTGCCTGAGTATTTAAATAGATCTGGTTGTTATGATAAAGATGGAAATAGTGATGTTATAAAAGCATTAATAGAAATAATGATACAGAGGGAAACTGTACGTAAAGGTACTACAGATCCCAATGCATTAGTACAGGAAAAAGCTGAAAGTCCAATTACTCCTCAGGAAGCTGTAATGAGGAGAGAAGGTTCTATATTTCCAGTATTAGATTTAAAAGAATATCTATCGGATATAATGCCAAATATTGTACACTTTACCAGAGTACATAATATAGGTAATTTAATTATAACCCCATCTAATGGTATAGAATTTAGACCAGATCCTATCTTATTACCTATAAGGGATTATCCATTAAAAGATAATACAGATAAAACTGGAGCATTAGAAATATTTGAAATGCCTATAAAGAATAGTGAAGGTATAACATCAAGATTTAGATATATAGCTGGAATTGACCCAATTGATGATGACTCTGGTGTGAGTACAGATTCTTTGCCATCTATATTTATATTTGATAGACTAACAGATAGGATTGTAGCGGAATATACGGGAAGACCAAGAACAGCTAATGAGTTTTTTGAGATATGTAGGAGATTGTTATTATTTTATGGAGCTACTGCTAATTATGAAAATAATAAAAAGGGGTTATTTAGTTATTTTGACCATCATAATTGTCTACATTTATTATGTGATACCCCTCAAATATTAAAGGATATGGATTATGCTAAAGGATCTTTAACTGGTAATAGAGCTAAAGGTACTAATGCTAGTGCTCAAGTTAATGCTTGGGGAAGAAGATTACAAGCAGATTGGTTAGTAAGTTCTGCTTATGGGGAAGAAGAAACTGGTAAGTTAAATCTGCATAAAATAAGAAGTATAGGATATTTAAATGAACTTATTTGTTGGAATCCAGATGGAAACTTCGATAGAGTTTCTTCTATGATTATGCTTATGATCTATAGAGAAGACTTAGCTAAATATGAAGTAAGAAAAATGCAAGAGAAAGTAAAAACTTTAGCAGATAGTGATTTTTTTAATAGAATGTATAAACCTATTTATAATGACCAAGACAAATATTTTAGTTATAATAAACAAAAATATTCACCAACTAATAATTAATTGTGAAAATTAAGTAATAATTTTACCTGATAATAATTTATAATGGAAACTTATATTCAAAAGAGTCCTACATATTTTCCATACCATAGTAGATCTGATAATCAAAAATATGCTAATGACCAAAAGTATTTTAGAGACTGCATAGAAGCAGGTATAAATATACTTTGGTGGAATCAGAGTAGTTTTACAAATATACGTGCATCCAGGAGAGAAAAAATAATTAACTCAAATCTTATTAATGGTATTCTTGACAGAGCTGAAATGGAATCTGTTATGAACCCTTTAAAACTTAATGGAGATTTTGAATTTCCATCTACTTACAAGAATTATCCTATTATAAATAAAAACCTTGAAATACTTTTTGGGGAAGAAAGAAAAAGAAATTTCATTCCGGTTACTACAGTTGTTAATGAAGATGTTGTAAATGAGAAATTGGAAACTGTACAAAAGGAATTTGATTCCTGGGCATTACAAAGATTAGTAGCAGATAACTTTGATAAAAAACAAACTGAAAAAGAATTAGGAGATTTTAATAAGTGGAGATTAGATTATAGAACCAGACATGAAAGAATGGTTCAACAACTTATTGATTGGGGATTTGAAACTAAATTCTTTAAAGAAACATTTAGTAGAGGATTTGAAGATTTAGAGATACAAGGAGAAGAAATATATATTACAGATATACTTGGTGGGGAACCAGTACTCGAAAGAATAGATCCCAAATTTGTGCATACTTTAAGAAGTGGTACATCCCAAGATATAGAAGATGCTGACGCTATTATTATAGATCAGTTTTTCCCTGTAGGAGAAGTTATTGACAGATACCACGAATATTTAACAGATCAAGATATACAAGATTTAGAGGAACACCACTCTGTAAGTAAGGGGGGTATAGTTAATTCTTTGTATAACTATCCAGTTAATTTCGGGGAAAGTATGCTGGGGCAAGGATTTACTGCTGAAGGAGATCCTGAAGATATATTATATGCAAGTAGAAGTTTAACGTCAGCATTTGGTGGTTATTATGATGCTGAAGGTAATGTTAGGGTAATAAGAGTTCTCTGGAGAGGTATGAGAAAAATAGGAGTATTAACCTATTTTGATAAAGATAGGAATGAACTTAAAAAGTTTGTCCCAGAACAATATAAACCTAATAAAGATAAAGGAGAAAATGTAAAGTGGATTTGGATTTCTGAATGGTATGAAGGTACTAAAATAGGGTATGATAAATATGCTAAAATGCAAGTACTTCCATTTCAGAGTAGACATAGAGATAATCCATCTATATGTAGTCCTGGTATTGTAGGTACTGCTATAAATTTAGCTGGTAATAAATCTAAATCTATAGTAAGTATGGCTAAGCAATATCAATATGCTTATAATGCTTATATGTATAGACTACAACATTTTCTTATAAAATCTGTTGGTAAAATTGGTATATTACCATTACATTTATTACCTGCTGATTGGCCGATGGATAAGATAATGTATTATGCTACTCAATTAGGATGGATACCTTATGATGCTTTTAACGAGGGGAATAAAGGTGTAGCTACAGGTAAATTAGCTGGTAGTATGCAGAATGTTCCTACAGAAATTGATATGAGTTTTGGTGCTGAAATACAAACTCATATTCAAATGTTGGAACTTATTAAAAGAGAATGTGATGAATTAATGGGAATCACACCACAAAGACGTGGAGCTGTAGATAATAGAGAAACTAAAGGTGGAGTAGAAATAGCAGTAACTCAAAGTAGTTTAAGTACAGAGAGACAATTTGCTATACATAATTATACTAGAATAAAAGCTTTAAGGGCATTTGTAGAAACTTGTAAAATAGCTTGGAAAGGTAAATCCTTTACTAAACAGTATGTTTTAGATGATGGTAGTTTAGCAGTATTAGATTTTGATGGAGATGTGTTTGCAGAAACAGAATATAATATTAGTACAAATGATAATGCTGAAGATCAACAAATGTTACAAAATCTTAGAAGTAATATAGACAGATTACTTCAAAATGGAACTCCTCTATCTATTATAATGGATTTAGGAAGAACTAAAGATCCTGGGGTGTTACAAAAGAAAATTGAAGCTTGGGAACAAAAGAAACAAGAAATGGATCAACAAACTCAAGAACAGGAAATGCAAAAGACTCAAATGGAGTTAGATCAAAGAAAAGCAGAATACGATGCAAAAATGCAACTTGAGTATGAAAAATTAGATAGAGAAGATTTAAATAAACAATTAGATAGAGAAGTAGATTTACAGAAAGCTCAAATACAAGCATTGGGATTTGATGTTAATAAGGATGAGAATGCCAATAATATCCCTGATGTATTAGAGCAAGGTAAACTATTTTTAGAACAAAGCAAACATTCTTATGAAACTGCCTTTAAAAATAAGGAATTACAACTTAAAGAAAAAGAGCAGAAGGATAATGTAGATTTAAAGAAAAAAGAATTAAAATTAAGAGAAAAAGATATAAATACTAAACTTAAAATTGCAAAAACTAATAGAAATAAATACTCAAAGTAATAACTTAAATTTATTATATTATGAAAGATGAGATGTTGGATAATAGTCCATTTATTTTTATAAAGGGTGGAATAGAGAACGAAGATATAGATAAATTAATAGAGAAATTATCTGTTATACCTACTTCTGATATGATTACTACAGTATATTTTTCTTGCGAAGGGGGCCCAGATATTTATGCTGAAGTTGTAATAGATATTCTTAATAATAATAAAAACTTAGTGGAGTTAGTAGCTTATGGTGTATTGGCTTCCAATGGATTAGAAATATTTAGAAACTTTAAAGGGAAGAAGAAATTATTACCTACAGTTTTGGGTATGATTCACAATGGAGATTTTCCTATGTCTATTAGAAATAGTATGAATAAATTCTCTGAAGAAGTATTGCTAAAAGAATATATAGAGATTAAAAATAAAAAAGTAATATCTTATTATTCTAAGTTTCTAACAAAAGAAGAGTTAGAAGTTATAGAAAAAGGTGGGGATGTTTGGCTTAATTATGAAAGACTAAAAGAAATTTTTAAAGTATGAAACAAGTAAGTTCAAAAATAGAAGGTCTTATAAATGACCAGATAAAAAGAGAGTATAATAATTCAATGTTATATCAAGCCATGTCTGAATGGTTAAACTATAATGGATGGTTTGGTGGAGCGGAATTATATGCTAAACATTCAGAAGAAGAAAGAGGTCATGGTATAAGATTCGCTAACTATTTGCAAGATAGAGATGCACTTCCTATAACTCCTTCTCCAGAATTACCCCAAAGAGATTTTAAAGATATAGAAGATATTCTTAATAAAACTTATGAAAAGGAATTAGATACTACTAAGAATATAGTTAATATTGCTAAGGTAAGTATAGATGAAGGAGATTTAGTTACATACCAAGCTTTAAATTGGTTTATTAATGAACAAATTTCAGAAGAATCTGATGCATTATTCTGGATTGATAAAGTTGAAATGTATAAAGAAACTAATAAACCTTTAGGAGACTTAGATAAAGAATTTAAACACAAATCTAAAAAATTTAAATAAAATGGATTTTATTAAAAATTTAGCAGTTAATTGGACTGCTGGAAATCCAGTTTTACCAGATGAAGTATTTGGTGTAGAAACTGATACTAATAGAGTTAAGTTAGGAGATGGGACAACTCGTTGGAATTCTCTAAGTTATTTTGGAGAGGGAGGAGTAGTAACTCTTCCAGCAGTAGGAACTTTAACAACAGGTTCAAATGCAATAGATTTAACGAATGCTTATGGTAAAGAATACCATCCTTATGATATGGCTTCAGGAGCATTAACTTTAACAGTTGCACCTGGAAGTATTGAAAGAGGTAAGGCTTATTTTATTTGTATAGGCAATGAATCTACCTTACCTAATTTAAATGCATTCACTCCAAATCCTAAATCAGATATTTTTGATCCAACAAATGGTAATAGAAATTTGATTGAATTTGAAGTAATCAGTGGAATTTTTTTTTATAATATAACATGCTTAGATATTTAAATATGAAAAAATTATTATTATTATTATTAGGATTATTTATTTTATATGGAATAAATAATTCACAACAGCAAACATTGAATCCAAATGTTGCTAATCCAGGAAGTACAGCTAATTTACGAGAAGTAAGAAGAGTTTTAAATCATAATGATAGTTTATTGTTTTTAAATGGTGGAAATGTTTCAAGTATAACCAAGCAATTTTTAGATACTATAACATTTTCGAATTTAATAACAAATTATGGCTCAGTTATAGTTAATAAAGATTCAATTGTTAGATTAGATACTGTTGGTAAGCATATTGGCAATGGTGCTATAATTAGATTTATTGGTGATGGAGAGCATTATTTATCGTTGTCTGGTTTTGTTAATTATGACATAATTAATTTCGATAATACTCTTAATATGGAAAATATTTTTGTTTTCTCGTATGATGGGAGATTTTTTAACTATCGGATTATTCAACAACGCCTTACAACTGAAAATACTGCACCAGTTGCTTCGGGGGTAAAAATTACAGGAAATAATAATTATGGCGATACACTAAGAGGCCATTATATTTATTCTGATAATGATGGAGATGTAATTGGAACTCCTACTTATTCATGGACTGAATCATCAACATCAGGGGGTAGTTATACTGCCATAACTGGGGCTACCACTAATTTATATATACCAACTATAGCAGATGTTAATAAATTTATAAAATTTAATGTTACTCCTACAGCTTTAACAGGAATTTCGCCTGGTTATCAGACTTCAAGTTCTTATGTGCAAATATCGAACAATGATCCTGATGCTACTGCATATTTAACTGCTGCGGGAATTCCTAATGATGCAACTGTTTATTATCCAAGTACAGCTCAGCAAATAACGGGAGCAGAAATATGGACAGCCGTCAATAATTTTTTTGTAGGAGTAAAACTAGATACGCTTTATACTAAAATTGCAGCAATGTATTTAATTATTGGCGGTACTGCATCTTCAGATAAATGGAATGCGAAAGATCCACGAGATCTGGATGAAGCTTATAGAATAACTTTTAATGGTTCTATTACCCATAGCGCATTAGGAATGGTAGGAACAAGTTCAGGATATGGAAATACACATTTTACATTTAATTCGACAGATACAGTCGGAGGACTTTTCTATTATTGCCAGACTGTAAATGTAAATGCTGGTGAGCAAGTCGATATGGGGACAAAAGGAACTAAATATTTTCAAATGGGTACAGGGAGATACACTACGAATTGGCTTGCGTGTCCTTTTACAACTGTGGCATTACAAGGAACTCAAATTTCTCCGGGTTATTTTTCTATTTCAAGATATAATACATCATCAACAGGTGGAACTATTATTGCTTCAAATGGAGGGTACTATACTACTTCTGTGACGGCTCCTTATGTTTCTCCAACTCCTACGTATCCAGTTTATATTTTAGCTAATGATAATGCCAATACTGCTGAAAATTTTACTTTAAACAGAGATGCTTTTTTTGCTATTTGGAGAACAGCTTTACAAAATTATCACATAAATAAATTTTATTTACGCGTAAATGCTTTAGAAACTGCTTTACATAGAAATCCGTTTTAATATGAAAATTATATTTTTTTTATTATTATCTATATGCGGGGATTTAATGTCTCAGACTTTTCACGTTTCGTTAAAAAATAGGGAAATTTTTAATTATTATGTCTCAAATAATGGAAGTGATAATAATCCTGGAACAAAAAGTCTTCCTTTTCAAACAATAAATAAGGCAATAACTACAGTTCAATCTAATCAAAGTATTGGGTTGGAAAGGGGCAGTGTTTTTCAGGATACCATAAGTTTTTATTCAAAGAATAATATTTCGATTGGGGCCTATGGAATTGGTGCAAATCCCGTTGTTAATTTATTTAAAACAATTATAGGATGGACAAATGCTGGGAATATTTGGCATGTTCAAGATAGTCATTTTCCACCAGAAATAACCACTGTATTTTTTGGCTCAACGCGAGGAATCTTAGCCAGATACCCAAAAATTAATTATAAATCTGCAACAGGTGGAACAGTATATTCATTAATTGCAAATGATACGAGTGCCAGAGCCGATAATTACTGGAATGGTTGTGAATTAGTAACAGCACCATTTACATGGTATATTAAGGTAATCAGATGTACAACTTATAGTAATAAAACTTTTAATTTTTGGGCCAATGATACTAATTCTTATCACAATTTTGATGGAACAATTTATGCAGGATTAACTCCCGGACATGGATATTATGGTGCGTTTGGAGCGACTAATGGGACTCTTTATTTTATTCAAAATCATAAAAATTGCATTACAACAGCAAATGAATGGGCTTATGATTCAATTGCAAAAACTATTTATATTTATTCATCTGGTTCACCGAGTAACATTTCCGTAAGTTATTATAAACATGGTATTAAATTGGTTAATTGCAATAACATTGCTTTTAATAATATAAATTTTGCCGGAGCATCTGATAATACTATAGATGCATACAACTGTTCTCAAATTTCATTTAATAATTTAACCATATCCAATTCTGGTAGGCATGGATTTTTATTAGATTCATGCCAAAATATTGTCATAAAAAATGATTCAATTATAGATAGTAATAATCGTGCTATTTACTTGAGGACATCTCATAATGCATTGATTATGAATAATTATATAGATCGTTGTGATTCTATTATAGGTTGGGGGCGTTATGATATTACTTACGATGCAATGATGGGTATGATTGGACAAGGTATTTATATGCTTCGTTGTTATCTTATAGAATTATCCTACAATATAGTTAAAAATACAGGATATGCCGGCATTGAATTTTTAACAACCAATGCAGTTAATATTCATCATAATTATGTATGGAATTATGCTACAAATATGATAGATTGTGGGGGAATAAGGACATTTTATTGCAATTATTCTTATAATAATGTTTACCACAAGAATCCTTATAGTTTTAACTATTGCCAGATCAAAAATAATATAATTGACAGAATGCCTACTATTGCAATTTATAAGTATGGTATTTATTGCGATGAGGGTTCTTCATTTATTGATGCACAATATAATTATTCAACAAATTCACATTTTGCGGCAACCATTGAAGGGGATTCGCATATTATTAAAAATAATACTTTTATAACAACAGGGGTGGGCTCTGATAAAAATGTTGGATTATGGATTAATGGAAATCAAACTCCCTTAAGTGGGGGGAATAATGATGTTGAATATAATGATTTTATTTTACAATATGTTGATAATCCAGTATATGCTTATGATTTAGGAGCAGTGCGCGGAAGTAATATTTTTAACAATAATCGTTATTACTTACCATTTGGGCAGGCCCCTGCAAAAAATGACAGTATTTTTTATATGTCGCACAATACAGAAACAATGAGAGCACAAAATTTGCATTTCTGGACAGTTACAGACCAGACAACTTATAATTGGCATAGAACAAATGAACAAATAATAACTCCTTCGTTATGGGTGAATTCTACAAAAAGTAAAACCAATTACGTTTATCCACTTGTAAATTTTACAAGAAATAATAAGATTGTAAAATTGAGTGATATGCCACATAATGATTATATTAAATTGGATGGCACAACGCCAACCTATCCAATTACGATTGCACCTTATGAATGGTTGATACTGGTACGAACTGAACAATAAGATGTTTAACTTAAATAATTAATATTATGAAAAAAATAGGGTTCTTTGAAGAATCAGAAGGTGTAAAGAGTTCAACACGATTACAATCTTTTTTATTACTTATATTTTATTTTATACTTACCTTGTTTTGGTTATATAGTAAAAATCCTATTTCTGGGGATTTTATATTTTATTCTTTTATGATACTACTAGCTATATTTACCCCTAAATATTTACATAAATTAGCAGAATTAAAATCAGGATTAAAGGATGATAGTATAACTAAACCTAATTAATGTTTTTATAAATCTTATATAATAAATAATAGAATTACAATATATATATATTACAACAACTTAGAGATATAGGATTTACTTTATACTAATATATCTAGTGATAAATCAGAAGGTAAAACATCAGTATTTGATTGGGTATTGAATAAAATGCCATTTTTAAACAATACTTTACTTAGAATAGTAGTTGCATTTCTAGAGGTAATAATTTTATTATCTAAATTATAGTTTAAACTTTTAGTTATAATAAACTGAAATAATAACTTATTAAGTTGTTAAACTTTTAACTTATAGATATATTTGCTAACAAATAACAAGACAATATGGAAAGAGACACAATTGATTTTACAAACTTAATGGAAAATAATTCAGAAATTGGAACTGATATGTTTTCTTTAATGGAAGAACAGGTTCAACAAGGAGTTGAGTCTGGAGAAATAGAAAAGATAGATAAAACTGGAACTGAAGATGAGTTTCCAGAAGAAACTGAAGAAATAAAAGAAAAGCAAGATAATCCTGGAAAGGATGAAAAAGATGAAGAAGAGTTAGAGAAAGAACCTAAAGTTACAACTAAGGCTCCTCCTTCTACCAAAAATATTAAATCTTCTTCCAATGTCCATAGTCTTGTTTTCCAAAGTCTGGTAGAGGAGGAAGTCCTTAGTGAATTTAGTAAAGAAGATTTTGAAAAAAGAGTTGAAGAAGTAGGTACAGCAGAAGCAGTAAAAGAAGTATTTGCTAAAGAGGCTACTATTGCAAGACAAAGTGTAATAGAAGAACTTGAAGATGATGCTAAAGAATATGTAAGATTAAAAGATCTTGGTTTAGATACTGCAACAGCAACTTCTCTTATAGCTTCTAAAATTCAATACGATAGTATTAAAGAAGAAGATTTGTTAGGAGAAGATAAAGAAGATTTAAGAAAGAAAATAATTGCCCAAGATCTTTACAACTCTACAAACTTCTCTGAAGAAAAGATTAAAAAAGAAGTAGAGAGAATTGTTAAATCTGGAGAAGATATTGAAGAATCCAAACAATCTCTTAAAAATGTTAAAGAATTTACTAAAGAGCAAATTAAACAGGCTGAAAAGGCTAAAGTTGAAGAAGCTAAAGTAAAGGAAGAACAGAAGAAACAAATTGTAGCTAAATACACGGAATTTATTGATAAACTTGAAGAACCTATTCCTGGGGTAAAGATTAATAAGCAAACTAAAGATGCTTTAAAGAAAGATGTACTTTCAGGAAATATGTGGTCTTTAAGACAAAAAGATCCTATTAAATTTGATACTATGGTTGCTTATGCTATTAAAAATGGATTATTAGATGGAAAGTTTGATAAGCCTTTAGCAAAAGCTAAAACTAAAGCAACTGAAGAATTAGAAAATATCCTTAAAACTACACCAAGGAAAGGTGGTAATCCAGTAATGGATACAGAAGATGATGAATCAGGAAAGGGAACTTTAGACAGTCTGTTTGGTACAATTAATACAAGAAGATAAGCTTAATTATAAATAAATATGAAAATTGCGGTAACTCAAGTGACCAATCCCAAATACTGGGCTGGTTTTACAAAGTGGAACAATCTGGCCTATATAGGATACACTAAAGGGCCGGCAGTTCTATCACAAACTATTGATAATTTATATAGTATGGTTAACGGGGATGATAATCTCGTTGCTGTAGTAGATAAGTATCCTACTATCTATACAGATCAACCAGTATATAAATGGTACTTACGCGGTACATCTGAAAGAAATATTCCATTGGTAAAAGCTACCTATGGGTTATCAGAAACTGAAGTAAGTTCATCTACTACTGCTAAAGTAGGGGAAAACTTTCAACCATTCTATCTGTATTTTGCAGAAAAATGGTTTAGTGCTCCATCTGTTATAGCAGGGTTAAGACCTGAAGATTATCAGGTACGTATTATGGAAGATCCTACACAAGTTGGTTCTTATTGGAGGTATAAAGTTCAGGTTTACGGAAGTAGCCCAACATCTTACATGCCTGTAGAAGAATTACTAGCTGGTGTACCTTATGGATCACTTTATGCTCCTGTTGAAGAAGATATGTCATTGCGTGGTAGTGATATACATTTTGAAAGTATGTTTGAACTACAAAACTGGATCACTCATATTAGAAAAAGTGTGACTATTCCTTCTTCTATAATTGCTGCTGGTAAGAATATTCCTTTAGCTTTTAAATTCCAAGATGATAAAGGTAAAATTCAGGAAGCATGGATTAATAAATTAGAATGGGAATTCTACAAACAAGCTAAGAGAGATCAGGCAAGAGTTATTCTTTATGGTAAAAATACTGTAGGTCTTGATGGTACTACTCAAATCTTTGGTGAATCTGGTAATCCTGTTAAAGCTGGTTATGGTCTTTATGACCAAATGGCTGGTTCTAACTTAGGTTTTTACAATGTATTTAACTTAGATGGCTTTACAGATTTCTTAATGGGTATCTCTTATAACAAGTTAGATGAAAGTGATAGACGTTTCTTAGTAACAACTGGAGAATTTGGTATGTATCAATTCCATAAAGCTGTTGCCGCTAAAATGGCTACTTATGCTTGGTTAAGAAGTGACCATAACGTTCAAGTTGTTAATGGTAAAGTTAATGTAACTGAAGGACAAATAACTAAATTTGACTGGATCAATGGTATTACTATTGAAATGATGGTTGATAAGATGTTAGATAGTCCAGTAACCGCTGGTAAGATTTCTAATCCAAATGGTGGTTATATCAGTTCTTACATTTACAATATCTGGGATTTTGGTTCAGATAAAGGAGAACCTAATATTGCTAAAGTAGGTATTAAAGGTTGGGAAGAATTCATGGCTTATAGACCTGGATTCCGTGATCCTTATAGCCCAGGCGGACTAGGATCTGTACCACATCCTGTAGCTGATATGCAAGATGCTTACCAATTAAGTAAAATGTGTATAACTTCTGTCAGGATTAAAAATCCTTTACGTACAGGACGTTACATGCCATCTACTTATAAAGCACTTGGTTATTAATAAAAACTAAAAAGTAAAGGTGTAGAAATGCACCTTTACTTTATTTTATAAATTTAAATTAAAGTAAACTATGGAAAGTAAGAAAACTTGGACAATTGAGGAAGGAATTAAAAAAGGATTTTTAAAAAACAAGAAAGTGGCTTTAAAGCCAATTGATGGAAAAGATTTAACTCTTATTAAATCTAGTTCAAATTCAATACACAGTTTTATGTATGATGGGGCTATGTTTGAAAGATGTTTACCAATATCAGATAAAGGGTATTATTTTAATCCTTTTGAATCACCAGAAGAAAAAGAATTCTTTGAGAGTGTTATAGGTATAGATTTAACACCTAACAGTAATGACCCAAACTGTGTTTGGAATACAGGAAAAAGTAATCTAACCAGAGTAAAATTTGAAGTAGATGCTTCTATAAAATTAAATGGTTATATGTTAGACTTATCCATTCCTGAGGATATGATAAAGTATAAAATACTAAAGATGTGGCATGATATAGCTCCATCCTGGGAACAAAGATTAGACAAACAACATTATGTTTGGGCATTAAAAGATGGAGAATATGAAGATACATCTAAAAAGACTGCTGCTGAAGTATTAACTAAATGTTACACTGAATTTGGTAAACTACAAAGTAATATTGACAGAATGGTAGAATTCTTAAGATTATATCATTTAAGCAAAAAAGACTTTATAGAAGTACCTAAAAATATAACAAGTAATAGACTTGTTCAGGATATAGATGAAATAATATCTAAAGATAAAAAAGGATTTTTAGCCATTATAGATGATCCTGATAAGAAATACAAGATTCTTTTACTTAATGGAGTAACTGCTGGTGCAATAACAAAGAATGGGGTAGATAGTTATAATCTTCCTGGTGGAAGTAAATATACTATGGAAGAAATGATTAGTTATTTAGCTTTAGCAGAAAAGAATAAAGATAAGGATGATACTTATTTAATTCTTTTAGAAAGAATAGATTTGGCTAATGGAGTATATAATCCTATAGGAAAATCAACTAGTAAAAAAGTAGAAGCTGAATAATGACTAATACTGAGATGTTATATGAATTTAGACTTGGAGCAGATGTAATTGCTTCAGGAGCAGCACCTGGGTTCACAGATACTCAGGTGTATGCGTTACTTAATAGATCTCAGGATTATATTATAAAAGATTTATATAATGAAAAAAATTATCTCTTATTAGAAGAGATAGTAACTACAGATTCTGTAGCAGCAACTTACACAGGATCCAATAAAGTTTATTATAGGGCTTTACCAGCAGATTACTGGCTATACATAGACTCTTATTCTTCTTTAACTAGAACGGCAATGTCAGCAACAGGATTTATTCCTACACAATTTATATCATCTGCCCAACCATTAAAGAATTTTGTAGTATCAAGAGATAAAGCAACAGAAATATTATCTTCTGTATTTAATTCAAGTAGGATATTTAAAAATCCTAAATGTTATATAGAAGATAATAAATTAACAGTTTTAGGAGATGATTATACAACAATTACTAATATCTCTTTAATATATGTTAAAAAAAGAACAGATATAAGTTCTATTAATAATTGTGAATTGCAAGAAAGTTTACATAGAAGAATAGTAGATAAAGCTATAGATATATCAAAAGTTGTATTTAATATACAAGAAACCCAAAGTAGTAACTAATGAATGTATATGAGTTTTTATATGAATTTGATAAGTTAATTGAAACTGTAGATCCAAAGTTCAAGGAAGAACCTGTTGATACAGATACCAAACTTATAATGATAAATATAGCTCAAACAAGATATTTATATAATAAGTATCTTAATAAACCAACTTTTAAAGAAAATATAGAAAGTATACAGAAAAACTTCGGGGATTTAAGAAATTTAATTGTTTCAGAATTAATAACTCCAGATAGTATAACTACTGGGCCATTAACTGGAATAGGGTTTAGGGTAGGATTAACGGGTATATCTTTTTTACATTATATAAGATCAGATTCTTATGTAACAAGAACACAACCAATATCTGTAACAGGATGGACTAATAATATTGTTGGGGATAATTATAGTGATGTAGGTAAAATTACAAGTAATATTTATAATAAACCTATATTAAATGAACCAATAGTATATTTTGAAGGAAGTGATGTAATGCTGGTAATAGTAGATAGTTACACTACAGTTGATACAAATAGTGACAGTATAAGTTTAACTTACTTAAGAAGTCCTAAATATATGGGATTAACTGCATCAGGTAACACAACACTAACTTGTGAGTTACAAAACTATAACCATGAAGAAATGATAAGATTGGCTGTGGATATTTATTTAAAAGAGTATAAATATATGTTGCAAACTAAACAGAATTAATTATGACTGCTATAGAAATGCAATATAACTATGAAAATAGGATTAAGAACCACACTAAATTAGCTGGAATACATATTCCGTCTAATGAAGTAGAATTGTTCTTAAACCAAGCACAGGAATTAGTAACGAAGAAATATTTTGAACTAATTGAAAAAGATCCTAAAGCCAAGACATTTTTAACAAAATTGTTGAAAGCCAAAAGATATGATGCTACAGAAGGATACAATACAAATACTAATAGAGATTATGGTACTTATTTTGAATTACCAGTAGATCTTAAATATGTAGATGTAGAAGAAATTACAATTACAGATGGAACTACTCCTAGAAGGGTAAGGGTAAAATTTGTAACTGACCCGCATTATAATTTAAATGAAAAAAACCCATTTAAAAATCCTTATAAGGATATGGTATGGAGAATGAATTATGGTGTAGGAGAAACAGCATTACCTGCTGAAGCACATGAATTAATAATTCCACCAGGGTATTCTATAGTATATTATTATTTATATTATGTAAAATACCCTACAGCAATTAGTTTGGCTACAAATAACACATCTGAATTAGATTTAAGTTTACATGATGAAGTAATAGATACTGCTGTATTATTAACAGAAAAAGCATATAAACTTAACTCAAGTATACAACAAAGTGAATTAATAAAAGAAGGGGAATAACCCTATTGTTTAACTAAATATATTTTAAAAATGGCAACATTTAATGATGCAAGTCTATATCAATTTATAGGCAACGTAACAAGAAGTACCAATACCACTATTGCAACTCTTCCTGCGGGAGCAGTAGCTGTAATTGATGAAGAAGGTACTATTATAACTGAATCAGTTGTTGATGCAGTAGGATCAGGTAGTTATAATTTAACTAGCAATATCCGTATTGTTCAAAGAAGAGCTGATGGAACACTGATGTTTTCTCCTACATTTAGGGGTGAACAATTAGTAAGCAAAGAATATCAAACTGCTGTACAAGATGTAACACAAGTATCTTATTTAGGTGCTAATGCTGCTGGTACAATTGGTGGATTAGGTACAATTACTGCTGGTAAAGCTTATGTATTTGATCTTGAATTCTTACGTGGTTTAGGAGACACATATACTTCTCCTTATATTAAGAGTATGGCTTATCAGGCTACCTCAAGTGATACACAAGCAACTGTAGCTAAAGGTTTATTTGAATCTGCTAAGAGAAATCTTGATAGTAGAGTTCCTGAAGCTATAATTAGAACAGAACGTATTGCAACAGGTTCAGGTGGAACATCCACTGCTGCTTTTACAGGAAGTTCAACTGTATATAAATATACAAAAGGATCTACTACAGTTTCTGTTTATACAGTAACTGCTGATGGTACAGGTACTTTTACTGCTTCTACAGCTACTGTAGCTGCTTCAACAACTTTAACAGCTATTAATGTTCCTACTTCTAATGGTAGAAGTTTCACATTTAGTACGTCTGCTTTAGGTTCTGGTGCTGGTCATACAGCTATTTATATTGGAGAAACTTTATATTTAGTTGCTGATGCTGGTGATGCTGCTGCTAATGGTGCTGCTATTGTAGCTGCTATTAATGCTGGTACTCAAGCTGTTGCATCCGGTACTACTACTGTAACTATTACATATAATCCAGAAAAGTATTATTTACCACCTTTAGTTTTAACATCTGCTGATGATTCAACATGGACAAACGTTGCTGTAACTATTGCAACTGGTGAATCTGTAGCTACTAAATATTTAGTAGATACTGCTACAACTAGTGCTGCTACATTTACTTTAGATGAACCGTTCCAAGGTGAAACTGGTTATTTGTATGAAGGTACAACTGAAGCAACTAATACTGGTGTAACAACCTTTACAACTGCTGGTATTTGGGGTTTAAAACTTTCAGCTCTTCCAGTTAGTTTTGATGCTATTACTGGTAGACATGAGTTAGTTAAATTCTATGTTAAACCTAAATTAACTAATAGCACATATATTAACCCTTACACTGGTACTGGTTATACTTATGATTTAGGTTTTGACAGTACATTAACTTATGGTGATGGACAATCTGCTAAAGCTGGTACTGGTACTTGGAAACAGGTAGCTGAAATGGAAATCTTAAGTCAGTTCCAAAATAGGACTTTTGCTCACCAAGCTTATCCACCTGCTAACTATATCAAGGAAGCAAGTTCAAGTAAACAATATGCTTTAACAACTTTAAGAGCAAAAAGAACAACTGCTCCTTTAGTTGGTGCAAGTGATAGTTTTATAACTATAAATATTGCAATAGACGTTCTGCTTACAACAAATGATAATACTGTAATGCAAACTGTATTTGGGGTTTCTTAATCCTGAAATAATACCAAGATTGGGGGTAGGTCTCCTATCCCCTTTCTTTTATATTATCTATGAGTAATACTGATAAATATTCATAGAAATTAAATTTGGTTTTAATTATATAGTTTAGTAAATTTACAGTGTTATGTTAATTAATTTTAATCCAGATTTTTCTTTTTTTAAAAAGATATTTACTCCTAAGGCTTGGAGCAAAATAGGAGGAGTTATTGGTGTATGTGCAATTATTATTCCAGCAACTTTATTTATTTCTAATATAGTAACTAGAGCAAAAATAGCGGAAAGTTTAGCTAAGAAATCTACATCTAGTGATTCTATAATTATAGATAAGGTAGATAAATTGGCTGAAACATTTTTTAACAGATTAAATAAGTTAGATGATTCTGTTTCTAATATTTCTAAAGATACAAAGAATTTAACCTATCAAATGAAAAACTTTAAAGTTAGTTATACATCTCACTTAGAGAATGAACTACTTTTATTTAAAGATTTTAAAAATAATCAAAAGGTAATAGAAGATATATTACATCAAATTAACACATTAAATTATATAGATTTTACTATAAAATCTGATAGTACAAGATTAGTAGATGCTGGGAAAAATATAAACTATGGCAACAATTAAAGTACAACTTAATCAGAGTGATGATGGTCTTAACTTAGTAGTTACAGACTATACACAATGGGCGGATTCTTCTAATACAGGAGTAACTCACTCTAAGATTACTATACAAAGAAGAGGGGAAGTAACAGTATATACAGTAGTTGATGATGCTATATCCCAACCTGCTGCCTATACAGATTTAACATGGACAATACCATCATCTGATTGTGGATTTGGGGCAACTCAACCATTTGCAGATGATGTTTATAATATAATAATTACTTATACTACATCACCTGCGAGTGATCCAGTCAATTCAAATGTATTATTGGATTATAACACTAAGTATTATAAGTATCAGATAATTTATAATCTTCCTATAGATATAGCTAATAATGATTTCAAATATAATAAAGATGTTGAAAAATATATAGTTTTTGATGTTTTATTATTTGGAGTTCAGTCCGCCGCTACAGTAGGGCAATTAACAAGAGTAGATAACATTCTTGGAGTTATAGAAAACTTTAAATTGCAGAATTTTTACGATAATACCATAATATGATAACTGTATTAAATGGTAATAAATTAGAAGATCCCGTTATACTTGAAAATATATCTCAAAGTCAGTATAGTATAAATACAATAAGTATTCAAGGAGATGTAACAGAAGTAGGAACTACTTTTAGTAATGATGGAAATATAGATTTAATAAGTACAGGCATTATAATAATAAACGAATAATATGATAACAGTAGGTGGCCCTATAGATCCGTATTTACTTAAGGAAGGATTAGTAAATGTAGGAAACTTACCTAATCCTGTTAGTATAACTCAAGAAGGTGGAAGTTCTTCTACCATAACTGATAGTATTTGGACAAGAATAGTATCAGGACAAATTTATCCTACAACAATAACTGATAAGGTTTCTTTAGGTACTACTTCATTTGTAGGTAGTGAGAGACTGAGAGTCTCGGGAGAAACTAATACTACATCCTTAAGAACTGCCGATGCTTATATAGATACAGTTAGAGTAAGAAGTGGCAGTTTTTATGCTAATCTATCAACTAGTTTAACAGCTACAAGAAATATTACTATCCCAAATGCAGCAGGAACTTTAGCATTAACCAGTGATATACATACTTTTGCTAATCAGGCATTATTAGATACATATTCATATACAAATGCTTCTATAGGTACTACTATAGGAAATTCACATACTCATACTGATTTAACAGCCTTAAATACTATATTATCATCAGATATTACTAATTGGAATACTGCTTTTAGTTGGGGAGATCATAGTTTAGTTGGGTATTTAATTGCAGAAGTTGATCCAGTATTTAATTCTTCTGTAGCAAGTGCAATAGTGTTAGATGATTATAATCATTGGAATACTGCTTATGGGTGGGGGAATCATGCTGATGCTGGGTATCTATTATCAGAAACAGATCCTATATTTCAAATTAGTGCTGCTTATACAATAACGAGTACTAATATAACTAATTGGAATACTGCCTACACCAATACTCATACTCATACTAATAAAACTTTATTAGATTCTATACTAAACTCTGGAGATGGTACATATTTCCTATCTAATGATGGAACATATAAACAATTTGTAATACCTTCTGGAACAGGATCTTTAGTATATACAACTGGAGGTTCTTCTTTAGGATCAGATGCAGATTTAACTTATGACCCAACTTTAAATATTTTAACATCCGTAAACTTAACTATATCTAATACTCTAAATATAGGTACTGGATCCACAATAATAGAAACTGCTGGGAATTTAGTATTTACAGATTCTTTATCTAATACATCTACTCTAGCTGCATTGATAGCTGGAGCTACAAATCATTGGACTACCACAACAGGTGGTATATATTATTCCAACTATATTAGTAATCATACTAATCCTACTGCTGAGTTAGATATAACCGGGCATATAGTAGCAGATGATTTTGATAGCAATTATATAAGATATAAAGATAATAATCTTTTAATAGGGGTAGGGGTAGATACTACAAATTCCAGTAGAATTATTATAGATACGGCATATTCTACATTTCCTTTAATAGATGGGGACACACTTGGAAAAGTATTAAATATAAATGGAGAGATTACTACTACTTATGGAATAGTTAATTTTGAAAATGGAAATCAAAAGATATTTTCAGATTTAGGAATTCTATACATACAAGATACTGTTATAAATTCAGGAAGTCCTTTATCCTTCTCAGCATTTATAGATGGAACTATTAATGCTAAAAAATCAGATTTTAGTGCATATTCTACTGTTACAGGTATTGATGCGGGAGACGTATCTTCATGGAATTCTAAAGAATCAGGATTAGGGAATCCTAGTGTAAGTGGTTATATATTATCATCTACAACTGGTGGAGTTAGATCATGGGTTCCAAATTCAGGGTCAGGAGTAACTCCTACAGATAATGTATTTAAATGGGATGGAACTCCTAATTTTTACTACAGACCTTATAGTAGTAAGACTGAAGCTGGTGGAGTTGCAAGTGATGGTAAATTTTATTTAGGGACATCTAACCCAGATGCAACAATTAGATTAAACTATGATGGAGATTTACATGTTACTAATTTATTTGCTGTAACAAATTTAACAGTTGGAGGAATATCTTCATCTTTAAGATTTAATACTGGTATAGAGAATTTATTATTAGGAGAAGCCACTACTATAAACTCAGATACAGATTTTACAGGTAATACCATTGTTGGTAATATGGCTGGTACTAATATTTCATTAGGATCAAATAATACAATATTAGGGGATCAAGCTGGATTTTCTGGAGATAACACTCAATGTCTTTTTATAGGTAAAAATGCTGGATATAATACTATCAATACATTAGATAATGTAATGATAGGATATAAGGCTGGAGAAGCTAATGTAGGTGGAGATGATAATTTATTATTAGGAAATTATTCTGGTAAAAGTTTACATGATGGTGCTAGTAATGTATTTCTTGGTAATATAACAGGATATAATGGAACAACAGTAGATAACTCTATATTTATAGGATTTGCGGCAGGTTATTATGAAACAGGAAATAGAAAATTAATTATAGATAGTATTCTTAGGGCAAATGAATCAGATCAAAGAAGTAAAGCTTTGCTCTATGGAGTAATGGATACTACTACTTCAACTCAGATATTAACTATTAATGGGAAATTAGGATTAAATAATTTAACTCCATCTGCTACTTTAACTATAGGGACAGCAGGAACATCATCAGGATCATTATCATTAGCAGGAGCAACATCTGGTACAGCTATAATAGTTGTTCCATCTATAGCAGGAACACCTACTTTAACGTTACCTACAGCTACAGGAACTTTAGCTTTAACTTCAGATATAACTGCTGCATTACCTACAGATGATATATTAGATTGGAATACTAATAAATATACTCCTTATGCATCTAAGCAATCGGGAATTAATTTTTATACCGGAACTACTGATCCAGATGGAACAAATAGATTAAATTTAAATGGATATTTATATAGTACTGGGGTAAATGTTCAAGGTACAGGTATTACAGTAAATACAACTACAGGAACATGTTTATCTGTAACAAGTACATCAACGGGTACAGGATTAAATTTATCTACTATACGTGGAATAGGGGCAGATATAAAACAATCTGGTTCTTTAGGTTCAAATAATAATGGAAATGATGTTTTATTAGTTGAGAGATTATTATCAGGAACAGGCGATGCTACTGGAAATTTAATCAATATTTTAGATAATCCAACTACATCTGGAACTATATCTGGTAAAGCATTTTCTTATAGTGCCGGAACAACAGAAAGAATTAGTTTTAATCCGAGAGTTGCGAATGGAGCAAGTGCTGTTGCATGTATATTAGATACACATAATAATTTAACTACAACAGGAGCATTATTATCATCTTGGAGAAATCAAGGAAGTGAAAAAGTATCTTTTGATAAAGATGGTTATGGAGTATTTTTATCTGGAGTATATAGTGGTTCTAAATCTGGAGATTATGGATTATTGACATCTGGATTTTTGTCTATAAAAAGATCAGGAAATATTGTTTCAGCAATAAATCCAGTGGTTGTAGATGGAGCAAATGCTATAGCCAATTTATTTAATACAACAACCACCTTATCTACAGCAGGATCTAAATTATTATCTGTACAAAATAATAGTTCTTCAATATATAGTTTATTTGCATCAGGATCAGAAGAAACACTAAGAGGACAATATCATTATCATAGACAAACTATGGGGAGTGATACAGATGGGGATTGGAGAACTTATGCAGATGCTAATGGTTTTTATTTTCAATTTAGAGTAAGTGGAACTTATACAACATTATTTGAAATACCAATATCATAATAAATGAAAAAACTTTTAATATTATTAGGATTATTTATATCAACAGTTTGTTTTTCACAAATTACGAAAGTCCCATTTAGAATGATTATTGGGACAGATACATTTAAAATGTTTATTGACGTAGATACAGTAAAATTTCATACAAACCAAGTAAAATTTTCTTTTGATAAACCAGTTACTATAACTGATACTCTTAGATTAATGAAACTTAGAAAAAATCATTTACAGTGGTTGGGACTTAATACATTTGGTGCAGTAATTGCAGATAGTTTATCCACAGCTACATTTGGACTATCTACAGATATTCCTAGCAGTGCTGCTAAATATTTAGTTGATACAGTGAATGGAGAAATTAGATGGTATTACAAAGATACAACTGGAGTTAAATATACTTATAACTTATCGGGTTTAAGACCTTCCTATCAATTACAATCTTTAATGGCATCATCTGAAATTAATAAAAGATATATAGCTAGGTTAGAGAGTAAAGTGAATAAATTAGAGGTAGATCTAATAGTATTCTTTGTATTATTAGTTACTTTGATAATAGTAGATATTAGAAGGGAAAAATAATATGAAGAAATATTTGTTATCTATAATAACTTTATTTGTAGTATTATTAGTACAAGCTCAGACTATTCCTCAATTAAAAGGAGTACGTCAATATTATTATCATAAAGGAGTTAAGAAGAGTTTAAATCTTACTTATAATCGAGAATCACAAACTGGGTATTCTCATGCAGATTATTATATATCAGCTACTGGAAATGATAATGCTAATGGTAAGACTCCTGCAACTGCTTGGCAGACTGTAGATAAGGTTAACACAGAAATTGCAAAAGGTACTTTTATAGCAGGAGATACTATAGCTTTTAAAAAAAATGATACATTTAATGGGTATTTATCTTTTTCTAATATTCATGGAACTATATCTAATCCAATAGTAATAGGTTCTTATGGAAGTGGAAACAAACCTATTATTAAAAATAGTTATACAATTACAGGAAGTTGGACAAATGAAGGTAATAATATTTATTCTCATTCTGCTCCAACATACTCAGATTTATGGTTTTTACAAATAAATAGTAAAAATAAAATAGTAGGTAGAGAACCAGATAATGATTCATTGTGGTATACATCTACAATATCTTATACTGCTCCTTATGATTCTATAGCAGATAATACTAGATTACAAGCAGATGATTATTGGAATGGGGCAGATGTTTGGGTAAGATGTGAAGATTGGACTTCCAACCGAACTCATGTATCAGATTATATTGGGGCAACTGGAGTATTTTTATTGAGTCCAAATTTAGCAAATGGGTTCTATCCTAATACAGCAAATCATTATTATTTAATATGTAATCATAGAAACTGTTTAGATCACCAAGGAGAATGGAGTTATGATAGAACAAATCATATAATATATATTTATTCTACTACAACTTTAAATGATTCAATTGTAGAAATTCCCAACACCCAAAACATAATATCTGTAAGTAATGGTAGTAGTTATTTAACTTTTGATGGACTAGATATAAAACTATCTAATGCAAATGGGATAGATGTAAATGCTTCTTCTAACATCATAGTTAAAAATTCCAATATATCCTACTGTTTAAGTGGAGTTTATTTTACAGCAGGGTCAAGTTATTCAGAGGTAAGTCATTCTAATATATCTTACTGTTTGAGTGAAGGTATTAGAACAGGACGTTCTAATGTAATGAGATTCCATGATAATTATATCAACAATATAAATACACATCCTGGACAATATTCTATGTCCGCAACAGGTAGGGGAATAGCTGTTGTTAGTGAGTTTACAACATTTGATGAGGGGTGTGATTCTACATTTATTTATAGGAATAGAATAGATAAGACTGGATCAGCAGGAATAGTATTTACTAGAAGTAATGCTACTTATGTTGATAGTAACTATGTGTCTGATGCAACTTGGTTATTAAGTGATTATGGAGGAATATATCATGTTACAAATTCAGATTTTTATTGGCATGGAGATACCTGGAATAAGAATTTTATAAGAAATAATTTTGTAGACATGCGTAATGTTTATACAAATGGTAATGGTAAGAATAGACCATCAGATACATATCAAGCAATCTATGGGATATATGGAGATAATTACACAGAAAATACATATATAGAAAATAATTTAATTCTTGGAGGTAGAGCAGGATTATTTTTACATCTTAATGATACCATTACAGTTAAAAATAATATTGCATTAAATACTAATAGAATTGCTTTTTATATATCTGGTAGAGGAAGAAATTTTAAGGTACAAGATAATATATGGATTTCTCCATATCTTGGAGGAACAACTTCTATATTTCCAATGTATTCATTAAGTTCTACTTTGGATGGGACAATATTTGATAGAAACCATTATCTTTTACCAAATGATAACTATGAATCTACTTATTTTATTCATTTAGATACTTATGATGATTACAATAATATATCTACTTGGAGAGCAACTACATGGGCAAGTGATAATGAATATACTGATGAAATAGATTATTCAGAAACAGGATTATCTACAATAGATAGTATGTATCATTGGTATTACAATTGGTCAAGTAATCCTGTATATTTATCTAATATAAAGACACCTGGTTATTCTTATTATAATGTAATGGGAGATATAGTAACTGTAGATACAATTCTTCCATATAGAGGTAAAGTATGGATTAGAAGTAGAGCAGGGTCAAATAATGTTCCAATTGCATCGAATGTTACATCTACTGGAACATTAAAAGTTGGGCAAACGTTAACAGCAAGTTATACATATTCAGATACAGAAAATGATCCACAAAGTGGAACTTCTTTTAGATGGATGAGAGCGAATGATATAAATGGATCAGGAAGTATAGTAATTAATGGAGCAACTGCCAGTAGTTATTTATTAGTAGCAGCAGATAGTCTTCATTATATTGCACCAGAAGTTACTCCAAGAGCATCAAGTGGAAGTTCTCCAGGTAATGCTGTTATTGGAATATATAGAGGTGAAGTAAGAGACTCAAGTGTTTCTTTAGGATCAAATTTATTATCTGGGTATGATTTAACAGATGCTACATGGACAGAAGTAAATTGTACACCAACAGGTATACATGATATAAGTATATCATCAACAAGTGGTGGAACAAGGAAAACTATTTTGACTCCTGGAGTAAGTTATAGATTAATAGGTAATTGGATAGAAAATTCTGGAATTGATGTTAGGATAGCTGTTTCTTATACAGATGGTTCAAATAGAACTTATATTTTAGATTCTCCAGGAACAGTAGAGTTTACTGCGGGTGCTAGTGTAACTAATATTTATATCAGATATACAGATGGAGATGGAACAGGAACTGCTACTATTACACAACTAGAATTATATCAACTCTAAAAAATAAATATTATGAAATTTTTCAATTGGTTTAAAGGATTCTTTGAGGATCAAGAAAATGGAGCTAGTTCTAAGAGAGCTATACTCTATTGGGCAATGGGATTATTAACATATATGACTATAAAAGCTACTAAGGGTGTGGTTATAAATATGGAAATATACTGGGGAATAGTAGGTTTAGTTTTAGCAGGGCTTGGTATGGTTACTTCTGAATTTTTTAAAAATAAAGTTATACCAGAAGTAACTAAAGAGGAAGGAAAAATTACTCCTAAAGAGTAGTATAAAATAAAATTTGTTTTTTACAAAAATATTTTTATATTTGTACTATTAATTAATTAATAATTTTAAGACAATGGACTTACAAAAAGAAAGAGAAGAATTAGTTAAGAAGTATCAATCTACTTCTGAGTATAAAGGTAAACTTTTAGCAGAACTTGATAAAGTTAATCAGATATTACTAAAGTCTGAGGGGGCTATTGGTTTACTCGATAGTTTACTCGAAGCAGAAAAAGGAGAAGATACTCCTGAAACTACAAAAGAAACAGTTAAAAAGAAATAACAATGTTAATTGCAGATTTTAACTCATATAGACTTGCTTTATTAGATTTATACTCTAATAAGGTAAGTCTTATGTGTAATAAGATAAGAATAGATAAGGATTGGAAAAATGATCTATTTTTACTTAAGACAGCCAAAGGATATATAGAAATTATGATGGAATATACTCCCATAGTTGAAGGAGCAAGTGATTCTAATTTCTTTACTGTACCACAAATGCAAGATATACAAGAAAGATTAAATTCTTTATTTGTAACAGATTATAATGTAATTGATTATTTAACTACATGAGAAACGTAAGTGAGTATATTGATGTTATATTAGAACATGAAGGTGGGTGTGTAAATGACCCAAATGATCCAGGTGGAGAAACTAATTTTGGTATTTGTAAAAGGCAATTTCCAGAACTTGATATAAAGAATCTTACTGTAAACCAAGCGAGAGGAATTTATTTAGAAAAATATTGGAAACCTATGAAGTTAGATTTAATTCAGAATGAATTACTTAAACTTCACTTATTTGATATGGGGGTTAATGCTGGAATAGGTACAGCTATTAAACTACTACAAAGAATATTAAATTGCAAAGAAGATGGAGACTTGGGGCCAGTTACATCTAAATTAGCCAATGAATATAAAGGAGATATTGTGGAAGAATATAAAAGTAGTAGAATAGAATACTATGGAGATTTAGTTAAGAAAAAGCCAACTCTTCTTAAATTTTTAAGAGGATGGATAACAAGAGTAAATAATACAAAATTCAAATGAATAAATATTTAATATTAACTGTAATTATTTTATCAATAATATTAGTAGGACTTACTAAAGGAGTGTTTTATCTTAAATCTGAAGTAGATAGAAAAGATAATAATATTATTGCTATTATAAAAGATAATGCAAGACAACAAGAATTAAAAGAAAAAGAATTTAAAGAATATTATTCTGAAAATTTTCAATCTGAACTATCTAAATTAAAACTAAAATTAAAAGATGTAACAAATGTAGTCACAACTGAAATTAACATTAAGGATAGTACCAGAATCAAAAATTTATCTATTTTAGATACTACATATAATAACCCTATTTTAAAAAAGTATAAATTTGTAGATAATAGTAAATGTTTTAAAGTAGAAGGAAATAGTTATATAGATTATGCAAATAAGAAACTTATTACTGAAATAACTAATAGAGAATTTAACGATAGTTTAGAAGTATTTGAATACAAGAAATGGGAACATAGGATTCTATTTATAAAATGGAAGAAAAGTATTTCTACAAAAGCCTATTTAAAATGTAGTGGTATAGAAGTACCTGTGATACAAAATATTAAAATAGTTAAATAAAAATGGCATCTATAACACTTAATGAAGCTGCCTATGATGTTTTTGAGTTTTACTCTCAGAATGTTAAGGATACAGATAATGTTGATATACGCCAAATAAAGTTTTGGGTAAACACAATGAGGGCTAAACTTTTAAAACAAAAGTTTGATAAGTACTCTATGTTACCAATTGATGAAGCATATATACAAACTTTAGCTCCCGGTGGTAACCCGGTAGCTTTACAAATGATAGATAGTTCTATTTATACAACATTGCCATCTAATAATTATTTTGCAGAGACTACAATATCTATACCAAAGACTATAGAAAGAAATGCATATAATCATACTTTTGTAAGAATAGGCCCAGCAGACAAGTTAAGAATTAATTACACTATAGTTCCTTATGACCAAGCTTTATTCTCTGGGAATGGTAAGTTTAACCATGATACAGTTTTTGCTGTTGTTTATGGAGATAAAATATTATTAATGAGTAAAAACTTTCAATCTATATCTGGTATACAAGGATTAAATATAAGAGGAGTTTTTAGTAATCCTGTAGAAGTATCTACTTTAAATAGTTCTACTTATACAGACGATGATGAATACCCAATTAATTTAAATTTAATAAGTGATATGAAGGAGATGATATTAAGTAGAGAATTTAGATTAGATTATAAACCTCCTATAGATCCATCTCCAGCTAATCCACAAACTTTGGCTAAGGAAAACTAATATGCTTGCTTTTAAAAGGGGAGAAAGAAGATATATAGCAGATTATGGAATAAAAGATTTATATAGATTTTATAAAGAAAAGAAAGAATCTAAAGGAGAAAAACCTATTTCTTATAAACTATATAAAACTATAATGAGAGATTTCTTTTGTGAAGTTGTTTTTAACATGATTTATTTTGGTACTCCATTTGTAATGCCTTTTAGACTTGGGGAAATTGAGTTAATGAGGAGAAAGTTAAGAATAAAAGTAATAGGAGATAAAGTAAATAGAAATAAAATTCCTGTTAAATGGAAAGAAACAAAAGAAATGTGGGTTGAGAAATATCCTAATCTTACTGCGGAAGAGATTGCTAAAATACCTATAGAAGAGAAAGGATTAATTTATAATTGGAATGAACATACGGATAGATATAGATGTGTATTTAAATGGAATAAAATATCCTGCAATGTACCTAATAAAAAGGTATATAGGTTTAAAATGAACAGGACAGCTAAATTAACATTAAATAGAGCATTAAGAGAAAATACTGATTTATATAGAAATTATTATGAACAATAAAGCAAAAGAAGTAACAACTAAGTTACCTGATAAAAAAGTAAAAACTTGGTCTCAAAGAACCAAAGTTGGAGATAATAGCAAAAATGTAGATGTTGAAGAACTAGATAATGGCGGGTTCTTAATTACTCTTAGTACAGAGGGAAGAGATAAAAATGGTAATTGGAATTATAAATCCAATAAGTACTTTTCTAAAACTAATCCATTGGATGAAGACCCTAATAAAGATGAAACATTAGAAAGTATTATGAAAGAATTAAATGTATAAAAATGTTAACAACTAGTTATACAACTGTTGATAGGGTTATAGAAAATGTCTATAGAGATTTTGGGTTTGTTAATATAAACAAGTCTGAAGTTATGGAATGGATTTGGGATGTTATGGGGGTTTTAAATATATATTCAGCATTAGAATCTAAATTTAGACATTTACCTATAGTTGAGTGGAAAACTATTATTCCTGTAGATATGTATAAAATTGAGAATATTAGAGAAAAAACTACAGGAGTATTACTTAGAAAAACTACAGATTTATTTCATAGATTAAATAGTAGTAATGACTCTGGTATTGGTACAACTACAGTATTTGAAGGCCCAACAATTGTAATAGATGCTAATGGTTCTGTGGATATAAACAACACAACAGTATTTGTGGCACAGTGGGGTAATGGCCCAGTAATACCCGAGCAGTTAACTTATCAGGAACATAATGGTTCTATTTACTTTGGGTTTAAAGATGGAGATGTAGAAATAAGTTATAGTGCATTTCCTGTTACAGATGACGGAGAACCTAAGATTCCAGATGACCCACAATACATTAGAGCAGTTGTAACTTATATAGCAGCAAGATTAGCTACACGTGGTTATTATAGAGGAGAAATGTCTAAAGCTATCAAAGATGACATAGATTCTCAATATTGCTTTGCTGCTGGTGCTGCTAAAGGAAAAGCCATTATACCTGATATAGATATGATGGAAGCTATAAAGAATATGAGGATGAGACTTATTCCTAAACCTAATGAACATGCTACAGGATTTAAATATTCAGGAGAGATAGAAAGATTAAGAAAAATATAAGATGAAAAAAACTTTTAATACTTTTCAGAAAGGTATAAACAGAGATCTTTCTAAAAATAAGTATGATAACGAACATTGCTATGATGTTGAGCTGCTTAGATTAATCACTGACGATGGACTAAGCAGTTTTGCTTTAGTTAATCCCAAAGGTAATTCTTTGTCTGTTAGTTTAGATAGTGGATGGAGTATGCATGGTGTACAAGCATATACTACCGTAAGAAATTATTTAATTATATTAGCTATAGGAAATAATCCTGGAGTAAATGATAGAATATATAAGTATACAATAGGATCTACAGGAGGATTAACTGGTTCTTATATTTATACTGGAAATTTAGGATTTGGTTCATCTTATCCAATTCTAAGAGTTATTAGTAGATATGAATCAGATGAAATTATTAAAATATATTGGACAGATGGAAATAGTAATATTAAGTTTTGTAATATAGAAGATCCTAATATTTCAAGTTTAACTGCTAAAGATTTTGATTCTATACCATCAGTAACATTTGATCCTATAGTTATAAATTCTATAGGAATTGGGGCTTTAAAAGCTGGGATGGTGCAATACTCATATCAGTTATATAATCTATATGGGGCTGAAAGTAATTTTATACCACCATCATCTTTACTTCCTTTATCAGACTCACCTACAACAGGAAGCGATATATTATTTAAAGGAAACAATGAAGGAGAATCTGCGGGTAAATCTGTTACATTTACAGTAGATAATGTAGATACTACTTTTAATAGAATAAGAGTAGTTAGAATATTTTATACAAATATATTAGTAAGTCCTGAAATAACTGTTATAGAAGAAACCACAACAGATACTTCTATGACGTTTACAGATACAGGTTTGTCTAATTTAGGAACTCTTACTTTAGATGAATTTAATTTGTTAAAGTATGATTTTACCTGTCAGGACTTAGAAACTAAAAATAATATTTTATTTGCCGCTAATATTAAAGAAAATATATGGAATGTAACTTATGATGCAAGAACATATAGATTCAATTCTAATCAGAGAGCCTATCCCTGTGATTTTAACACTCCAATGATTAGTCCAACTGGAGTTGTAGAATTAATAGGCCCATCACCGGATTATACTAATATACCAGAAACACACGATGCTTGGAATCCATATAATAATTTTACATTGGATGGAGTTGCTATGACTGGTATAACTGGAGATAAAAATTTTAAATACCAATCTAATGGTACTACATTAGGAGGAAGTGGGTTAAATATAAGTTATAGTTTTATAACAAAAGATATTAGTGTTGACAGTACTGCATCTGTAGTAGACGAAACTAATAGTGCATATTGGGTTAATCCTATTTATGCATCAGAAAATAGAGGGTATCAAAGAGATGAAGTATACCCTTTTTCAATAGTATTATGGAGAGGAACTCAAAGAAGTTATCCCTTATGGATAGGAGATATAAGATTTCCTAGAATGCAAGATGCTGCTACTTATGGAATAAATAAAAGTGCTGAAGGAGATGCTAGATTATTAGGGATTAGATTTAATGTAAGAAATTTACCAGCAGATTGTACTCATTGGCAAATAGTAAGATGTGAGAGAAAGACTGATGATAGAACCATATTAGCACAAGGACTTATAAGTGGTATAAGATCTTATAATGAAAGTGGATATACATGGAATACTCCTGCTGTAACTTTACCAACTGTAGCTGAATATAATGGAGTTGCTACAAGAGGCCAAACTTTAAATAAAAGACTATCTGAATTTATATCTCCCGAAATAAACTATAATAAAAATTTAACATATTCTGGGGGAGATCAAGTAGAATTAATTGATGTCTGTAATTTAGCTTATAGATATTATAAAACTACATTAACATCTGTTCCTTTTATTGATAACAGAAATTTAAACTTTAATTTAACAAATCTTATTACAATATCTAAAGTAACTAGTACATCTACATCTACATTAGTAGGAACATTAAGAAGAAATGTAGTTACTGGGTTTAATATAGTAAATAAATTTGAAGATGTAGAAGCTGCAATACCCCCATTAAATAAAGTTACTATTGGAACTAGTAGTTACGAAAACTATATTAGAAAATATGGTTCTGGTAATTTACAGGGGTATCATGGAACTATTGGAATTATAGAACATTCTGGGGCAGATTTAGACTTCTCAGGTATAACAGATACATCTTTTACTTATGGAAGTAAGTATATACTCGCTAATTATAAAAGAGCCGTTGCTGGTTATGGAGGAGGAACATTTGAAGCCAGATCAAGAAGATATTATATATCATGTTCTGATATACAAACAGGAAACTCTAATACCACTATAGATATTTATAATGGAGATACTTTTGTATCTTTATTTGAATATCAAAGGGCAATGGTTTCTGGATTAGTAGGAACAACTGCGGTAAATGAATTCTATAATGAAACTTTTAAATTTCCTGTAGAGACTACTATAAATACCAGATGGCAGTCTAATAAAAATTTTACACAATTATATTCTAATATTGGAAATGGAGTAATAAGTTCTGATGCTGCATTAATACAGGAAGTCTCAGGAATATATGCAAAGAGTCCTTTATCATTTACTCAAGTAGATGATTTATATAAATATAATTCAGTTTACTCTCATCAAAATACTACTTTAAAGTATTATGCTAAACCTTTAGATATTATAGATACCCCTACCTTTGATATTAGAGTACAGTATAGTAATAGGAAGTTTAATAATGAAATATCTGATAGTTGGACTAAGTGGAGACCTTTAAATTATAAAGATGTAGATTCTCAATATGGGTCTATAACTGCGCTTATAAATCATAATTCTGATTTAATATGTTTTCAACCCAATGGTATTTGCATTTTATCTGTAGAAGAAAGAGAAGTAACTCAAGGAAGTAACTCATCTCAGTTACGTATAGGCACAGGAGGTATATTAGATAGATTTGATTATTTTACAACTGCCGCAGGGTGTAGTCATAGAAATGGAATTATTACAGGATTAAATATTCTATATTGGTATGATACAAGAAATAACTCCATTTATAGATTCAATAAAGCATCAGGAGAACAGAATATATCTAAAATGTTAGGAATTCAATCATACCTTAATAAAAATATTACTGGAACTAATTTAATAGATGTAATTACAGGGTATGATAGAAAATTTAATAATATATTCTTTACATTTATTGCTAGTTCTTGGCCTGATGGATACAAGAGAACATTAGTATTTAATGAGCAACAAAATTCTTTCTCTCAAATAAATAAAGTAATTCCTTTTAGATATATTACTACAGATGATTTCTTATATACATCTCTCAATGGAATAGATATATATTTAGAAAATTATGGTAATTATGGACAATTCTATGGAAGTTACTATGATAGTAAAATTTCTTTGTTAATAAACCCAGATGGTAATCTTGTAAATAGATTTGATATATTTGAGTGGTTAACAGAAGTTGGTAGTAACCTGCAAGAGACTTTTAATACTATTAGATTTTATAATGATTGGCAAGATTCTGGAAATATTTCTTTAACTCTTGGAACTAATGTAGGTAGATTATTTAGAACTTGGAGATTTAATCAAGTATTTGATTCATCTGAACAAAGACTAAAAGATAGTTATATTATTGTAGAACTATCATTTACAAATAATGCAAATAAGAAATTAGTAGTAAATGATATAATTACTACATACTCTTCTACTAAACCTTATTAGAAAATATATTTGCATATTACCCAAATAATATTTATTTTTACACTAAGTTAACTTATAAGTTATGAAAAAGAGAAAATACTCATGGAGAGATCCTTACAACTCTAATGGTTACCCTCCATTAGTTCAATATTACAATGGTGGGTTTGACGACTCAGATCAGTACTCCCAATTTGGAAAACAAACTTTAGGTTCTGTAGCTAATAGTGCATTACCAGGAGCCGGTTCTGTATTACAAGGAGTAGATTCTACTTCTAGTAATTTACTTAAAGATAAATATGGAGAGTATAATAGTAAAGGAGCTGGTGCTTTAGATATGATAATTAATCCTATGGCTAAAGTTAATATGTTATCTGATTTATTTTCAGGAGTTAAACCTGGGGATAGAAAAAGGGAAGCTGAAAAGGAAGAATTTGAAAACAGAATAATGCAAGCTAAAGCAAAATTTAGTACAACTAATGCTCCCAGAGTTGCAAATATTCCCACATTTCCAGGTGGTGGTACCTTAGTTACTCCACGTACAGAAGGTAATATGGCACAAAGAGCAAGATATATAAACAATATAGGTGATATTAATGATCCTCGTTTATATCAATCTCCAGATAGTATAGGTCATTATGCTACAGTATTATTAAGACCTAAAGATGATATGCAACAAGCTACTGTAAATGATTTATTTAAATCTTATATAAATAATTGGAATCAAAGATTTGGAAAAGATAAGGGATATTTTATTGATCCAAATAATGCTGGAGTAAGACATATAGAACAAGATAATCCATTATATAAAACAATGGAGAATCAGTATAAAACTATTCCAAATTCTTGGAATACTTTTTATACTCCTCCTAAACCTACTGTTAAATTTAGAAGTGGAGAAGGTACTAAAGGGTACGAATCAGGTGGGTATACTATAGATTATAAAGGAGCATCTCATAAAGGTGGTGGTATTCCAGTAGATTCATTTACAGGAAATCCTTCATATATATTAGGTGGTAAACCAGGAGCTGAAGTAGAAGGTAATGAAATAGGAGTTAAATTTCCTAATGAAGAATCCCCATTTATTTTTTCAGATAAACTTGGTTATTCAGATAAAGCAAGAAAAGTAATTAAAAAGTATTCTCGTAGACCTAATGATAAAATTAGTCAAGATGCTATGTATATGGAATTAGGTGGAATAGCAAATTCTCAAGAAGAATACAAAAAGGGATTAGATGAACACATGAATTCTGTAGAGTATAGAGATGGGGGGTCTATTCATATAAAACCTGAGAATAAAGGAAAGTTCACAGATTGGGCTAATACTCATGGAATGGGAGTTCAAGAAGCTGCCAAACATGTAATGGCTCATAAAGACAAATACAGTTCAACAATAATTAAGAGGGCAAATTTTGCAAAAAATGCTGCAAATTGGAAACATGAACTTGGTGGAGGTTTAGAAGGGGTAGAGTTTGAAAGGGGTGGAGAATTGCCAGAATGGTTATATGAAGCCAGAGCAAATGCTATTAGAGAAAAAATGTTAGAAGAAGGTGGAGAATTAGAGTTTAATTATAGTAATGGAGATGAAACTGAATATGCTAAAGGTGGATGGATTAAAAAAGCTGTAAACCCAGCCCATAAGGGGTATTGTACACCTATGACTAAAAGTACCTGCACAGGACGTAGACGCGCTTTAGCTTTAACATTTAAAAAACATCATGGGTTTCATAAAAAAGAAGATGGGGGAGAATTAGAACAATATTGTGGTGGTGGTTGTATGGATTGTGGTGGTAAAATGAATTGTGGAGGATATATGAAAGCTATTGGTGGTACTTTAAATTCAGGACTACCTAAGTATGAATATGGAGATCCAATAAATGTTCCAAAATTACCACAATTTAAACCAGAAACTGAAGAAGATAGTCCATATAGGGGTAATGCTTTAGGATTAGTAGGAACAGTTGGTGCTAATTTAGCTTTATTATTAGCAAATAGAAATAATAGATTACCCGATATACAAAGTCCTACAATATCTCCTGAGTTAATTAACTTAGAAGGAGCTAGAACATCTGCTAGACAACAAGGAGTTACTTCAAGAGCTAATAGAATTGCTGCTTTAAGAAATAGTGGAATTAGTCCAACTCAGTATGCATCAGTATTACCAGGAGTAGATACAGATATAGATGAAGGAGTTAATAATACTATATTAGATAGTTTATCACGAGAAGAGCAGTTTAATGCACAAGCTAAACAACAATCTAAACTAACTAATATATCAAATTATTTAAATACTCAGTTAGCTAACAGAGAAAATGAAAATGCATATAAAAGACAGAATATGCAATATTGGCAAAATATAGCACAGGCAATTCCTCAATATTTGCAACAAAAAGAAAAATATGATGTTCTTAATGCAACAAATGAGAACTACAATATAATTAAAGATCCCAATGCTCCTTGGTATAACCCAAGACCTAAGTTTAAAGTTAGAACTAGATAATATGCCATACGATATATTACAAGGGGTACAATATGACCCAAGATATGACGATCAGGTATTTTCAATGATAGCTGATGAAACTGCTAAAAAAAATGAAAAATTTAATCAAGCTTATCAAACTACAGCAGAAGCTGAGGCTAATATAGGATCTATTCCTGTAGTTTCTCCTGATGTAAACTATCTAAATAAAACACTAGAAGGATTTAAAAATAATGTTGAAGATTTAGTTAAAAATAAATATGCTGGGGATTATGGAGCTGCCTCTAAAGAGATTGTAAGAAATATAGCTCAAACTCAACCTATCATTTCTAATTTAAAGAGAAGATATGATGAGTATCAGAAAATATTACCTACTCTTACTGAATTGAGGGCTAAAAAACAATTGATAGAAACTCCAGAATTACAACAAGCTTTAACATCTCCTACATATAATGAACAGGGGCAATTAAATATTCCTACTTATAAACCTATAGCAAGACCAGATTATTGGGATATAGTGTATAGAGATATTGGTAAAACTATGGATCAGATGGTTGTAGAAGGTAAATTACAACCTACTGAAAAATGGGGATATTTACAAACTATATCTGAAAAAGGTTTAAATGCTATTGACAATGAAGAACTGAAGAGTAGAATTGAAAAATATGTACCAGAATTCGAAGCTAAAACTCCATTTAATATAGATCCTTTAATGCAAGAACAATATAAAGGGGATACTAAACGATTTATTGAAGATGCTTTAAGGAGTATGGTAAGTAAAGGAGAAGATAGACACATTATAGATGACTTTATGGCTAAATTACAATACGAAGATGCCATGAGAAAGAAAAAAGCACAATCTGATTTGTCAGATATATATGTATTTGGTCCTAAAGCTCAGGATACAGTAGAGAATACTTTTTTAGATACTGGTAAATCTGTTACTGAAGGATTAAATATAACAGGGATGTCAAGTAAGGATGTAGATGTTAAAAAAGTTAAAAAAGAACTTAATGATAAACTTGAACAACAGGAAGAAGGGTTAAGAGTAGCAAGTGATCCTAAGAGTGTTAATCCATATAATAAATCATATATGGAAGGACTAATAAAAATAACTCAAGATGATCTAGATAAAATAAATTCTATAGAACCTATTTTGGAAAAAAATAAGGATCTATTTAAAATGAAAATGGGAAGAGACCCTAAAAGTGATTATGAATTAGCTCAATTTATAGATCAGGATTCAGAAGCTGTTAAGAGAGAATATACAGTTACCAGACCTATTTTAAATCCTTTAACATCTAAAATGTTAAAAACTACAGTAAAGGAAATGACTAGCCCAAATTTTAGAGTGGAAAATGAAAATATAAATGCTAGGTCTTTAGGAGATATTTCTAAAAAAATTGGAGTTAATGAATCAGTAATTAGAGAAGTATTAGACTCAGAAGAATATAACCCAAGATATAATAAAGTTAGCGGGGAATATTATATCAATATTCCTACTAATGCCGCTGTAAATAAAACTACTGGTAAATTAGCTGTGGATTCAAAAACTAACTATAAAAAATTATACTTCTCTCCTGATGAACCAACTGCCGAATATTCTATGGGATTAAAAGCAATAAAAAATGCTGTAGCATCTGGGGATGATAAACCACTATCTATTAATCCTACTGGAGATATTTTATCTTATGTTTATAACCCAAGTTATAAGGGGTTAAAAACAGATAAAGATCTTCCAAGGATAGATGTATATGATAGAAGAAGTGGTAGTCCTTTACTAGATAGAAATGGTAATAAGGTAGTATTTTCTATAAATGATTTGGAAGACCATATAGAGAAGCTTAATGAGATGAATTTAAAGAGTGAGTATACTTATAAATGGTTACCTTTAAGACAACAAAATAAAGTTGAATACTAATGCCTAATAATATAGACTACGATTCTCTTTACGGAAGTAAGGAAGAACCTTCAATTTTCCCAACAGAATATTATAAAAGTATTATAAGTAATTATAATAACAAAGATTCTCAAGGAGAGTATATTGGAGATACATTAAATACTAAATTTGATTTAAATACTACTGTATATGATCTCCCCAATATAGAAGATATTAGAGGAACAAGACAACCAGCAATGGAACAATTTGCTAATGGTGTTATTAAAGGTGCCGGGTTGGCTGCCACAACTTTTGCTACAACAGTTACAAGTTTACCTTATGGGATACTTTCTGGGATAGTAAATTCCTTTAATCCAAATAAAACTGAAGCACAGGCTTTGTCAGAAGTATACGATAATCCTATAAGTAATGCTTATGACCAGTTTAGTAAGAATATGGAAAAATGGTTTCCTAATTATTATACAGATAAAGAAAAGAATGCAGATGCTTTTAGTCCTAATAACTGGTTTACAGTTAATTTTTTAGCAGATAAATTATTAAAGAATGCAGGATTTACAGTAGGAGCTATTGGATCTGGTGCTGTAATGGGTAGAGGATTAAGTGCTTTAGGCAAATTAGCAATGGCTGGCAAATATGAAGAAGAATTGGCAGCAGTAAATAAATTAGCAGGTAGTTTAGTTGAACAGGGGGTTGGAGAGGATGAAGCTTTTACACGAGCTTTAAATCAAGTAGGCAAAGGAATTAAATTAACAAATGGTATACAAACTTTAGGATCAACTTTAATAGCTGCTGGTAATGAGGCATCTTTTGAAGGATTACAAACTAAACAACAAACCACAGAAGAAATAATAAATCATTTTAAAGAAAAGAATAAAAGAGATCCTAATGCAGAGGAGTTAAACGAAATTGATAAATATTCTTCTGCTGCTGGTAATATTGATTATTTAACTAACTTAGCAATATTAGGTGCATCTGATTATATACAATTTGGTAGAATATTGTCTGGGGCTAAAAATGAAAGCAAAGCATTATTAAATGGCATTACTAGAGATGCTGAAGGAACTTTTATTCCTGAACCTACATCAAAATTTAATAAACTGTCTCCATACTTTAAAGGACTTATTACGGAGTCTAATGAAGAAAATATGCAAACTATTGCACAAAACGCATCTACAGATTATTGGACTAGAAAGTATGATGACCCCGCTAGAAATACATTTGCAGATAAATTAAACTCTATAGGTTATGGGTTTAATCAGTCTTTTGGTACTAAAAGTGGTGTAGAATCAATGATTCTTGGGGGGTTAACTGGTATATTATCAGGAGTTGCTACTGGAGAAATAAAAGAGGAATTAAAAGAGAATAGAGAAAAAGATGAAGCTACTAAAAATGCAGTAGATTATCTTAATAAATATAAAGTTTCAGATATATTTAAAAAGAATGAACCTTTAATAGATGAAGCGATAAGATCCGAATCTATTGGAAGAGATATGGATGAAGCTATAAAGTCTGGGGATATTTACCAATATAAAAATCTGCAACATGATTTATTTAAAAACTATGTACTTAGTAGAATTGAAACCGGTAAAGGAGATTTAATTGAAGATGAATTAAATGATTTAAAACAATTGCCCAAAGAAGAATTTGAAAAAACTTTTGGTATTGATCCTACTACTAGTGATAAAAAAAGTACTGGAGAATATATAGATAAGTTAATAACCGAAGCTAAAAACTTAACAAAACTTAAAGAAAATTTAGATTTAAGATTTCCTACTATTTCTAATGATGCAAGAACTGTATTATGGGATATGGCTGGAAACATAGATAATGTAAATAAAAGAATTGGAGAATTAAATTTACAGATTGCTAAATCTCCTGAAATATTTAGTGCTACTCAAACTTATTTACTAAATAAAACTAAAGAAAACCTAGATAATTTAGATAAGGTTGTAAAAGATCATGCAATTAATTTAGAGTCTACAGGAGAAAATGCTACTAAATTAGTTACAGACTATATACAACTAAATAATAAGAGAACTCAATTAGCAAATGCCTATAAAGAATCTATAACTCAAGAAGGATTAAATAGAATTGAAAAAAGAGTTACAGAAACTACAGATAATTATAATAAGAGAGCATCTGAAACACAAAATAAAACTGAAGAAACTATTAAGAGCCAGGAAAAGGTTGCTAAAGTTGAAAATATTAAAAACAAGAAAAGACAAAAGGATGATTTTGATGCTATATTAGAACAAGAAGAAGCAGAAAAAGGTATTTCTCCTGAGAATTCAGCAGAATTTGATAGAATGGCTCAAGAAGAAGAATCCAAAGAAACTTCTATTCCTATAACTAGAGAACCTAAAATAAATAAAATTACTCCAAATAATAATGTTGAAGTAGATAATAGATTAGACACTATAGATTTAGGTTCAGAAACGGGAACCAAACAAACAAAAGAAAAAGATAATATTGTAAAAGATAATATAATTAATAATCCTGATAAATCTATGATAGGCGGAGGAGAAAGTTTTTCCAATGCATATAATAGAGTTACTTCAGTTGTAAAAGATATTATAGATAAAGGAGAAAATAATAGTACTATTACCACTCATAATACTATATTTAACTTAATTAAATTGTTAAAAGATAAAGGATATTGGAATAATAATGAAAATGTAGATTTTTTATCTGATAAAAATTTTAGAAAAGAATATTCAGAAATGGATAGTAATACAGGTAGTACATTTGATATAACTACGAATACTGGTAAAACTATTCATGTAGTAAGACATGGAGAAACAGAAGATAATAAAAAAGGAAACTTTAGAAGTGATAACGCACAACTAGATAAAAGAGGTATAAAAGAAGCCAATGATTTACATAATAAATTAGGGATAACTCCTAAAGTTTATTCATCTTCTTTAGATAGATCTATTCATACTGCTAATATAATATCTAGTGGAGTTGCTCCTGTAACAGTTACTAAAAATGAAATAGATGAAGTAGATACTGAAGAAAATAGTAAAGTAGTTATTGACCCAGAATATATTGATGAATCTAAAGTTAAACAAATAAATACAAGTAGTGATGATATAGTTAGAGAAGTTTCTAATTCTAATTATGCTACAACTAAAGATTTTGATGGTACTCCTGTGTATGAAGGAAAGAAAATAACTGATGGGTATAATGCTCTAGCTTATTTATCCAGAGATTATGAAAGAGGAGTAATGTTAGGAACACTATATAAAACTAATGTAAATAATGAATTGCATACTAATGCAGATCAGGTTATATTAGACCCAGATAATTTTAATATTGGGGATGAAGTAGAGTTAAGATTGGAAGATAACCCTGAGATAGAAGTATATACAGAAGACATAACAAGTAATAAAACTGTTACCTGGGGTTCTGTAAAAGGTAAATTATCTCCTGAAAAATATAATAGTCTTGTTCCTATAAGAGTATACTATAAAAACAATCCTACAAATGTTTTTTTACATACAGAACAATGGATTAATGATTCCAATGTTTATGGAGATTTAGACCAAGATAAAGAAAATTTAAAACTTATAAGAGATTATATAGTTAAAAATGGATCTTTTAAAACAAATATAACAGATAAAACTTCCGGTAAATTATTTACTCTTACTAAAGGGCAAACAGTTAATTTAACTGAATCGTTAGGTAATGATAATATTGTTATTGATATAGCTACTAGTACAGGAGATTTAAAGAATTATAGAGAAGATTTAAGTAACTCTAAAGGATTGGTTAGTGGTGCTACCTATGTAGTTTTACCATTGCAAAATGGAGAAAGGCTAGCTTATCCTGTGTTTAAAGATACTATAGGTAATAGTGAATATAGTAATCAAATTAAACTATCTATAATAAAAGCTATAGATGCTTATTTATCTGGAGAAAATCCTGAAGTAGTTAAACAAGTTCTTGAAATAACAGGTTACGACATATCTGATATAAGAGGATTAGATAACTATATTAAATTATTTATTCATGGGTATAATACTGGGAAAAGTAATTTAAAAGATATTATAAATAATATTCCTAAAGGAAGTTATTATACAACAGTTAAAGGTTCTATTGAGTTTGCTTTATTAAATGAAAAAGATGAACAAAAAGTTTACTTCCTTAATAAAGAAAATCAGGAACATAAAGAAATGGTATTAAGACAACTTGCTTTAAATTTACATAAGTTTAGAATTAATACTAATTTAAATGCTTTTAACAATACACAAAATATTGCATTTATTGGACAAGATGATAAAATCAGTCCAATATCTTACAAAACCTTTTTATATAATACTTCTAAGACAAATGTAAAAGGACAACAATTAGATAATGGTAAAAGAATCTATGCAGTACAGTCTGTAGTAAGAGTAGATTATAGTAATATATTAGGTAAGGAAGTAACACCAGAAATAGAAGAAAAGAAAACTAAAGTTTCGTCTGAAAAATCTACTAAAATTGAGACGAAAAATAAGTTAAAACTTAAGACCAATCTCAATGAAAGTGCTTTTGATTTACCAACTACTGTTGGGGATGAGTCTTTAATGCAGAAGTCTTCAGATAAACTTTTAATTAGTGAGTTAGGAGCTTATAAACAAGAATCTATTACTAATCATATTACAAGAAATATAATTAGAGACTTATACAACAATCCTACTCAAGATATTGTAAAGCTTAGAAATGATTATTTAAATAAATATAAAACTCAATTTGAAGATGATTTATCAGAACTTAATAAATATTCTGATAATGAATTAGAGCCTATACAAATTAAGTATAGAGATCAATTTTTTAAACCCATTATAGATAAATGGAATGTAATAGAGAGATCTGTTATTTATAAAGTTAATAAGATTGAAGGAATAGTTACTCCATTACCTGAAGGTGAAGATATGGAAATATCTGAAACTAAAGATAATGAAAAAACTGATTGGGATAAAAATAGTTACGAACACAACCTTAAAGATAGTTTAACCCAACAAGTTAAGAGATTTTTTTCAGATATTAATAAAGTAGATTCTTCTGGGAATCCTGTATATGGTATTCTTAAAGAAGCTGAAGTAATGGATTTTAATGAAGTTTATGAAAAACTTCAAACTTGGACTGCTGGATTAGAACCAGATTTTAACCAAATTACAGATGTATTAAGACAATATACTAAAGCACATCCTTGGGTAGAACAAGTTATTACTAAATTAGAATCATCTAAAGAACAGGAAAAAAATGGTTTTGTAACATCTATGACTAATCACCAGATAAAACATTATATGGTAATGTGGTCACAGGATAAAGAAACCAAAAAATATTCTACAAAGACTATTTTGGTTAATGAGAATTCTATATATAATGCAGTACTTGATAACTGGAATACTAATGTTAAAGAAACAGGATTATTTAAAGTTAACAATGAAGGACAATATATATTAGATGAAAATAAAGTTAAAGAATTAAAAGATAGATATGAAAAGATAAAAGAATCTAAAAATACTGATGATGCAAGAAAATGGTTAGAAGAATTTGGTATTGGTATTAATAATCAAACTTGGAATGAATTAGTGTCTAAAGGTATACAAAGAACTGATAGATTTGGAGCACCTTATACTGTTAAATTTGATAAATTATTATTAGATAATTACTTTGTATTTAATGTATTAAATAAAGCACTAACTACTCAAGGTAAATTATCATTAGATGAACATAATATTTTAGACGAAAGTGTTATAAAGAGTTTAGCCAGAATGGACGCTAAGTATAATGACAACGCTGTATTTAGCAATGCTTTTAGAAGTGGCGGTAAAAGTATTTATAGTTTTGGAAAAAATAAATACTTAATCAACACTGTAAGAGATCTTAAAAATGGTTTAGCTAAAGAAATACTTGATTCTAATAGTCCATTTGAAAAGAAAAGTTGGTGGTTAAATAATATAGGAGAAGGAAACTATGTGTTTAATTCTAATTTTGAAGCTGGAACTATAGGGTTAGAAGCCTTTAAAAAAATAGGTACTAAAACAAGGGATGGAAGAGAATTATATAATCTTAATCCTGATGAGTATGAATTAACTTCGTTAGGATTACTAACAGGATCTATACCTGATAATTCTGGTACTGATAGTAGAGTTATAATACTATTGTATCCTACTACATCAGATAAAACTACTGCAATGACAATTAAAACTATTGCAGCCCCTATTAATTTTACTACTGATGGAAATTTAAAAGATAATAGTATAGATTTTTTATATGACCAATTAGTATTACCTGAAATAAATAGAATAAGAAAATGGGAAGAACTGAAGAAATCTGGTGTAGAATTTAATAATAAAGAATTTGAACAAGGTGGGCATAAATTTTTACTACTTCCAAAATTAAACGAGTTAAAAGATATTTGGGATTCCAATGATAATTTAAACTCTGATATATTCTCTGATAAATGGAATACAACTTTAAAGGATACTATAAAAGAGTATGTAGATAAGTTAGTTAATGAAAAATTAACTGATTGGAATTCTTATGGTATTATAGACGGAGATAAATCAAACTTTATAGATACTACTGTATTACAAGATAAAAAAGTATTACTTGGAGTAGCTAAAGAAAACTACAATAAAGCTATTGCTACAGATATGGTTTATCAGTATCTAATAGGTAATGCTAATACTTTTATGAGTATTGTTGGAGATCCTGCTTTATTTTACAAATCAAAAGCAACAAATATATTATCTCAAGTAGAAGATACTTTTATTAATGTAGGTAAGAGATTAGCTGCTGATATAGCTCCTGGTACTGAAATAGCTGATAGTAATAAAGGTTTTTACAGACAATTAATGGTAGATGATAGGGCTATAAATTCTTTAAATATAGACCAACTACAAGAACTTTTAGGAAAAGATGGAGCAAAGGACTATCTTGCTACAGGAACTTTAAAAGAAGGTACAAATGCGCAAGAATGGACTACATTCCCCGAATGGTTATATGTAGAATTTAAATCTGGAAATATTAGTGAAGATTTGTACAAAGCAGCAACTAAATTTATTAAGAAAAAAATATCCCAGGGTGATTATTACTATACTTCAGCACTAAATAAAGAATTAAGTGGAAATAAAGAATGGGAAAATTTAGTGTATCAAGTACATAAACCTGTATATGTAAATAATCAGTTTAATCAACAACTTGGTATAAGAGAAAGAATTTACATTAAAACATCTGCTTATCCGCTAACCCCTGAACTTACTAAAGGTAATGATTTAGATAAGATTAGAATAATGATGGAAAAGAATAATATTCAAAGATTAGCTTTTTCATCAGGTATTAAAGCAGGAAATTATAAAACTCCTGTTAAATTATGGGATTCTGATAATAATATAAAAGAATTAACACCTGAAGAGATAAATAATTCAACTAAAATACTTAGTAGAAAAGGATTTAGATTGCAACAAGATGTTCCCTATGATGAACTTAAAGATGCTATTAATAGGGTTTCTCAGGCTGATAAGAATATATTTACTAATTTACATGATATAGATGGATTTGAATATAATAATAATTCTTACAAAGGAAGAGATTTAGAAAAGATTTATCAAGAACATTATGAACAACTTTATAAGAATGGATTTGAAGGTTTAAAAAAAGAAGTTTATGATGAGTCTGGAAATTTAAATATACCTGCAATAAGAGATATTCTTAAGGAAGAAGGTATGTTAAGAGGGTATTCTATAGCTGATATGGAAGGTATAGAATTGGATAAGTATTTAACTTTCTTACCTTATAGTCCTTCAGCTATTAAATATGAAGCTTTACTTAACGCTATTGTTAAGAATAGAGTACTAAAAATGAAGTTTAAAGGTAATTCTTTTGTATTATCTACAGAGGAAGGATACCAAAAAGCTAAAGTTGTAGATGAAGAAGCTTCTAAAGATATTCAAGGAATTATTTATACAGATAAATGGACAGGTAAATTATTACCATCTCGAGTAGAAAAAGGTAAGGTATTACCAGCACAAATACTAATACCTTGGAAATTTAAAGATAATAATGGAAATTTATTAGATATAAATAGGTTTGTGAAAGATGGGAAAATAGATATGACTAAATTACCTGAAGAAATATTGCAAATCTTTGGTATGCGTATTCCTAATCAAGGATTAAACTCTCAAAGTTATGTTGAAATAGTAGGATTTTTACCTAAAACATCTGGGGATATAGCTGTTACTACAAGAGATTACTTGGCTCAGATGGGTTCTGACTTTGATGTGGATAAGTTATACACCTATATGTATAATACTTACCTTAATGGTAAAAAGTTAGAAAAGATAGATTTTAGTTCTAAGGAAGATATATTAAAATTAGAAGAATCTACTTTAAGAAATTTAGCTTTTGAACTTGATGAAAGAAAAAGTAGACAACTTAATAGACAAGCATCATTCTTAGAAATGGCTGATGATGTATGGAACAAATCTCTACAAAACAAACTATTAGATATAAGACTTGCAGTTCATAAAAACATTAATCAAGAAGTTCAAAAACAAATACACACTCCTTTAAGTTCATGGAAGTTCGAAGAAATAGCTAAAGAAATTCAGAATAAAAAGACTAAAGATGAATACTTCACTGCCTTATCAGATAAGTACCAAATGACTAAGAGATTTAATGCATTAGCTGGTAAATCTGGTACTGGTATAACAAGTAATGCATCTATGTTTAATTCTGCTATACAGGATAAAGGAATGTATTTATTCTATAATACTCCAGAAGGAATTAAACAAAGATTTAGAGTTAGATTTGGTAACAAAGTATCTGATGGAGATTTAAGTGGAAATAAAACATTAAGTGGTAAGTATTATAAATCAGAAATTATATCAGGTCTTCAGTCTGTATCTGTAGACAATGAAAAGTTACAAGTATTAGATAAACTTAATTTAAATTCTCAAACTTTTAGGTATGCTAACTTACTAGCACAATTAGGATTTGAAGAAGAAGTCGGATATTTTATGGCTCAACCTATTATAAAAGATTACTTTAATTTACTTAAATCTAAAAGATCTTCTATTAAAGAGTTTAATCCTAATATAGAAAATGAAGTATATTCAGAAATATTATCTAAATATAGACCTACAAATTATGATAGTAATTTATATGATGAAAAATATAGTAAAGGAAAAGGATTGTCTTTAGAGAATTTAAAGAATTCTATATTAGAACCAACAGGAGACTTTAATTATATACAATTGACTGCTTTAGATCAAATGCTTTATTTAGATAAACCATCTCAAACCTTAAGTACTATACAATCAGCTATTAATACAGATAGTAAAGGATTGGGTAAGAATTTATTTGAAACTTTATCTAAAGAAGAAGCAGTTAAAAGATTACAAAGTGTGAATATAGAAAATATAGAATCTATATTGGGAGAATTTGATAATTTAGGAAATTTAATTAAACCAACAACAATCCAAGGTTTTTCTACATATTATGGGTTACTTCAAAATAATAAACTGTGGAAACAACTTCTACCTTATAATGAACAAGGTATAACTTACATGTTTAACAAGATTGAACAATTACTTGGTAGAGAAGACAGAAGTATAGTTAGTAAAGCTGATTTTAGAAGAGATATATGGAATAATTTTAAATCTTATTTGTATACATTAAATAATTTAGGATTATTTGGAGGAGATCTTAATTTAGAAAGAGAAAGATTATTTATAGATAGCGACAGTAATAAATCTTTAGCTTCTATAGTTAAACAAGTAAAAGCTCAATCTAAATATAAAGATCATCCTTTTTTAAGTAAAGTACAACCTGATATAAATAAGAATGGTAGACCATCTACAATTAAAATAGATGCTGTAAGAGATGACGCTGCTAATTTAGCTACATATACTTCTTTTATAGATTTATATACGAATGATACTGCTATTGAAGGAACTAATTACACTACAAGAAAGTTATTCAAAGACTTAGTTGAAGCAGCTTATTTGTCTGGGGGTGTACAAGAAGCTACTCAATATATTAAACACATACCGCCATCTTATTTATATTCTATAGGATTTGCTGATAGTTTATCTGAATTATACTCTAATAAGAAATTCGAAGATTCAGATTTTATGAAGATTCCTTCATTTGAATTACCTTACTGGATGTTACAGAACTTTATCGAACAGTATATACAACATAATGCTGATAAGGTTGAAAGAGTTGGAACAAAGGATATAGATAATGTAATTAAGGATAAAAACTTACCAAAAGGAAGAGTTAGTATTACAAGATTTAGTTTAAAGAATGATGATTTCTATGTTAAAAGAGGGCAAGACCAAGTTCCTCCTGAATTTTTAGCTATTAATGATCCTATGAAACCTAAAGGAAGTAGTAAGAATGTATTATTTAGATATTATGGAAGAAATGATTCTTTAGGTTACCCTATGTATTTTAGAGTAGATAATTTAGGATTTAACGGTATAGATGAATTTAATGCTAATACTGATGAAGTAGCTACTTCAAGTTTTATAACTAACACAAATAAAGCTGAAGTTAGTAAATCTACTTCAAGATTTCCAATAGATAACAACTACTATTCAGAAACTACAATTAATCCAGAATCTACTAAAGTTAAGAAACCTGGAGATATACTTGAAATAGTTGATAAAGGTAATGTTAAAAGGGTACTTGAAAATATAGTTATTAATTCAGATGACCAATATTATCAATTATTAGCGTCTGAACTATTAAATAATTACGGAGATAGAAATTTAAGATTATCTACAGAACTTGAAAAAGTAAGAGGAAGATATGCTAATGGTACTGTAAAAATTAATTTAGATAATGAAAAACATACTTCAGTAAATGAATTAAGTAAAACTGTATTACATGAAGTATTGCATGGATTTACTATACCTGCTATTCAAGCTTGGAGTAAAGGAGAAAAACTAGATCCTAAAGTTAAAGATGCTATAGATAGCTTAAATCAAAGTTTTAATAGGCATAAATCATCCATTACTAAAGAAGTTATGGATAAGTTTATAGCTAAAAGAACTGAGAAGTATGAATCTATGACTGATGAAGAATTAAGTAAATATTATGGAGCTACAAATTTAGAAGAATTTGTAACTATGTTAATGACTGATGGTGAGTTTCAGAAGATACTTAATGAAATACCTGCGAATAGTGAAGGCAAACCTTGGTTTGAAGTATTTTTAGATAAATTAAAACAATTCTTTAATGCTTTAGGATTAAATGTAAATAAAAACTCTATGTTAGCTTCCGCTATAGATGATGTATTAACTATTATTGAACATGATACTACTCAAGCTTTCACACAAGAAGGCCAGACAATAGAAACATTATATCCTGGAATTAACGAAGCTGCTATTAGTTATACTTTAAAATTGATAAAAGGCTTACAAAATATTCAACGTAATAAATTTGAATTTTCTAAATTACAAGGTTGGTTAAACGATCTTCAGAAACAAGGAGTTCCTAAAGAACAGGTTGATATGTTCAAAGAATCTGCTAAAGATGGAATGACCAAAGAAGAAATTATATCTTCTATTCTTGCTAATTATAGTTATACTGTTGAAGTTAATACTGCTAAGAAAAAGTTTGATTCTCTTACTGGAAACATAGAAGAATCGCATTTTAAAGATAAAGAAGGGAAAATTATAAAAACTGAGTATATTGTTGAAGAAGATGATGGAGCTTATATTTCTTTTAATACAAGAAAAGAAGCTGAAACTTACTTAGAATCTAAGAGATATAAGAATCAACAATCTACATCTTATTATTCAAATCTAACAGTACCGGGCGGTACTAACTATACTGAAAATGAAATATCTACTCCATTAATTACACCTAATATTAAAGGGCATGCTCAATTTAGTACAGATAAAGGTATAGGTTGGTTTAGAAGTGATACTAAAGTAAACAATGCTACTATTACTACTGATGAGGAACCAGATTTATCTACAGGTGAACCTAGAACTAAAAGAAATACTATTGGTGGGAATATAACTAAAGATAGACGTATATTAGAAATACAATCTGATTTATTTCAGAAAGGTAGAGATTATAAATCTTTAACCGGTAAAGAAAGATGGAACTTTGTTTCTGATAATAGTCCAGAAAATCAATTTCTCCAACTCCTTAACAAAGATAATAACTGGGTTACATTCTTTATTAAATCTATTATTCAAGATAGTGCTAAGAAAGGATATGAGAAAGTATTATTTCCTAAAGGTGAAACTGCTGCTAAAGTAGAAGGACACGAAACATTGGCCAATGAGATATTAAATATAAATAGAGCTATAGAACATACACAAACATTTTTAGGTAAGGAAGATTCTATACCAGGATTAGAAGAAGAGATAAACAATCTTCGTAAAGAAATAACTACTTTAAAAAAGACTTTTAGTTCCAATTTAACAACTCAAGAACCAACTGTAGATAGAAAAACTGCAAATAAATATGGATTTGAAGATTATAGTTATGTTAGAGTAGAAAGTACTTATAGTAGAAAAGAAATATATAATAAATCCTATTTTGGTTATGATTCATACCAAGAGCATAGAGATGCATTAGGTGAAAATTATGAAGGGTATTATATACATGGATATAATACAGAAAGAAATAAACCTCAAATTAAAATATTACCAATCACCAGAGAGGAAGCTATTGCAATATTTAATAATTCTTCTAATAGTGACAGATATTTAGTTGAAGATAGGCAAAAAGTAATTGCTCTTGAACATAAAATATCAGTTAGAAATCAAAAAATTGGGGAAATAAAAGAAGCTCCTAGTGAAATAAAAAGACTAGAAGATAAAAAAGCTGAATTTAAATCTCAAGGTATAGAAAAACTCAAACCTATTGAAGCTTTCTATGAAATTAAAGTAGGTAATATATTAGAGAAACAATTTGGTAAAGACAATGTTAAAATTATTAATGATGAATATGGTAATCAATGGAGAGAGATAGATTTATCTAAAATAACTGATAGAGAAGTATATTTATTACCTAATACAATAAGTAAAGAAGATACTTTAAATAGATTCGGAGAATTAAACTCTGATGGTAGGCAAAAAGTATTAATGGTTGATGATAGATTTAGCAACGGTGATAGATATAAAGCAATGCTTAAAAGGGCACAAACTATTAATAAAGAACAAGTCTTATATAAAGCTACTATAGGAACAACTGTAGGAGAAGATATAGGATTAAATAATAAAAAAGAATATTATTATATCAAGTTAGATCAGAGAGAGTTAAATTTAAAAGATAAAATAAGTTTAATTTCTAATGAAGAAATACTTGATAGAATGAAAAAATGTAGGTAAATTTACAGAAAATTAGAATTATGGCAGTTAAATGTCCAAATCGCAATACTCCTGAATGGAAGAAATTAGTTAAAATCACTGGTTCAGATGCTGAAAGTTATAGATTATGGCTAGCTAATGGAGAAGAGATACCTTCATTAGAACAACTCGTTGATGAAGGTTTAATTGAGGCTAAAACTGAAAAACCAAGATTTCAAACTATTATAGATAATTTACAACAAAAGAAAAGTTTATTATACAAAAGAATAAGTTCAAAAAGAGCTGAACTTAAAGATAAATCTGGAGAAGAAAAATTAAAACTCAATAAAGAAGTTTCTTATCTTGAGAAACAGGTTGAAGAAACTGATACTAAAATAGGAGAACTTTCTAAATCTCAGGTATTAGAAGATTCTTTAAAATTCGCTCAACAAGATATAGAAGAAGTAGGAAAAATATTAGATAAAAAGGATATTTCTTTATCGGATTTAACTAATATAAAAAGACCTATAAGATTGTGGATGGCTGCTGGTGATTTTAAAGAAGGACATATATTCTTCGATGAAAATGAATTAAAGCAAATACAAGACCCTAAGAATACTTTAATGTATCCTATAGGAGAAGAATTAAAAAGATACCAAGCCAAGGCTGAGGGATTATGGAATAAATGGTTACAAATAGCTCAAAGTAAAATTGAAGATAAAGTTAAAGAAAAATGGGGAGAAGATGCTAATGTTGATTATAAAGCTTTACTAACAGATGTTGGTAAATTAACAAGTCTTACTTTAGATATTAGTGAAACAGATAATATCTTAGCTAAAAGTATGTTTGTATGGAATAAGGAAGCAAGCTTTGAAACACATAAAGAAGCTAAGTATGTATTTGATGGTTTAGATGATGTATTTAAAGAAATAGGTAAATCTTATAGTAAAAAGGATATTAATGAATTGTTTGCTCAAAGAGCAAGTAATACAGATAATAGGAAAACTGGAGATTTAACTTATAGATATACCCAAGCTTATTTCGATTGGAATAAAGCTAGAAGCAGAAATTTTAAAAAAGAATTAAACCTTGCTGATGAAATTGCTGACCCAGAAGAAAGAAGAAAACAAAAAAATAAACTTATTAGAGATTATATTACGGAAACTAAGAAATACTCTCTAATGTTAGATGCTAGAAAATTGTTTCCCAATAAGGATTTATATGAAAATAGCTTTAGTGATAGTGATATACAGAATCACAGACAAGAATTAATAACTAATTTGGGACAAAAAGGATATAAATTTTATTTAGAAGCTGCTGAAAAGCAACTTAAACAATTTAAAGATGATAGAGATGTTTTTATATCTCAATTAGACGATGATTTACTAGAAGATGCTGCTAAGGAAATAAAAATAAGAGAATATGATGCTAAATTTAGTCCTTATTTAGTTGCAGAAAACTTTTTTGAAGGTACTATACAAAAAGTAGCAGGAGATTATATAACCCCAAGCAATAGATATACAAAGACTGTACCTAGAAGAATTGTTAATGGCAAGAATACTGAATTTTATGATAAAAACTTTGAAAAAATAGAAAACAATGATAAGCTATTAGCTTTATATAACTATATCATAGATACTCTACATGAAGTAAATTCTTATTTACCATCAGATATGACCGAAGAGTTTCAGGTTAATACTCTTCCTTTTATGGAAAAGACTTTAATAGAACAGTATACCCAAAATGGTATGAGTGGTGGGTTAACTCCTATATGGGATTTATGGAAAGAAAGTATAAGAACTAAAGGATCTGTAACTACAGAATCTAGTGAAAAAAGAGATGTTGAAGGTGAGAGAGAAAGAGAGTTAAGAGTAAGATATATAACCAATATTGATAAAATAATTAAAGATTATATATTCAGAAAGTCTTTAGAACTTAAACAACAAACTGGAAATACTCCAACTGTAGAACAAATACAAGAATGGACTAGAGAAATTAAAGATCAGGTTGCTAATGAAAGAAGTAATGATTTAGAAAAACTAGTAAAAGCTTATTCATTAATGGCTATTGGGTTTAAACATAAAGCTAAAATTGAGGATGCTATGAGTATTACTCAGGGTATTATTAATAATGCTTTAGAACAAGAAACTAATAATGCTGGTGAAGTTATAAATGACCAATATGGAGATCCTATCTCTAAGAAAGGATTGAATAACTTTAAAGATTCTGTAGAATATTTTATGAAGAAGTTTTATGGAGAAGCTATGCATAAGGTAGAATTAAAATTTGGAAAAAAAGTATATACATCCAAAGAGCAAAAAGTAAGAGAAGAAATAGAGGCTTTAAAGGCTCAAAACATAAAAGATTTTGATGAACATAACATAACTAAGAAAGAATTTCTACAAATAGATAGAAAATTAGAAAAGCAATTATCTGAATTAGGAGGAGTAAAAGCAGGTTCTAAAATTGGAGACCAACTTAATATGTGGGTTAGATTAAAGGGATTAGGATGGAATTTTTTCTCCCCTATAATGAATTCCACAGTGGGCTATGTTAATAATCTTATAGAAGGCTCTGATGGTAGAAGATTTAATAATGCTCAGCTTCATAAAGGGTATAACTTAACCTTATCTCAAATGAATAAAGTTAGACATTTAATGGATAGATATGATACTCTAAAAGAACTACAAAATGAAATATATGTATCTGAAAGAGTTAAAAAAGGAATTAATTGGTTAGCTCCCTTTACATTACAGAGTAGATCTGAATATTTAAATCAGGCTCCTGTAATGATAGCTATGTTATTAAACACTAAAGTTAAATTAAATGGAAAAGATATATCTTTATTTGAAGCTTATAATGATAATGGAGAATTATTAAATGGAGTTGAAATGCCATCAAATTTAGAGGCAAATACTAAATTAAAGATAGATAAGGTTATAAAAGATATTCATGGTAACTATGATCCAGACTCTCCAATACCTGCTAATTCAACAATATTAGGAAGATCCTTATTAGTATTTAGAAAATGGATGATTAATGCATATTATACAAGACTTGGACAAATGGACGCTGGTAAGGTGAATCCTATTAGTGGTATTGAACAGAAAGGTAGATGGAGAAGTTATGGGCAGTTTTTTGATAGATATGGCTACTTTGGTGGGGTATTTAACGGTACATTACAGTTACTAAGAAAAATAGCTTTTCAGAAAACTAATTTGTCTAGATTAGATGATGTAGATGCTGCTAATATGAGAGCTAATTTAACAGAAATAATGTCTATGATAGCTGTTACAGCATTGGCTTTATTAATTAAAGGAGTCATTTTAAATGATGACGATGATGAATCTGATATAAAATATTTATCTTTCTTCTGGATTAATCAACTTAATAGGATGCAGATGGATATAGATTTTTATATTGATCCTATTCAATTTAAAACTATATTAAGAGATCCTTTACCAATGGCTAAAGTAATTACTGATACAGAAAAAGTACTAGCAAGAGCTACAACATTAATAACAGGAGGGGATGATATGTATCATCAAGGAATTTATAAGGATCAATCTAAAACTTGGGTAGCTATAAAGAATTGGTTTCCTTTAACTAATACTACTGCAAGAATTCAGTCATTGACACAACAGATAATAAATAAATAATCTGAGACACAAATTTTTTGTACTTCCTAAAGGATTCGAACCTTTGACATCTTGTGTGTAAAACAAGTGCTACTAAACCAACTGAGCTAAGGAAGTATTTTGTGACTCTTAATGGAGTTGAACCATTCCCGCCACTTTAAAAGAGTGGAGCATATCCGCTTTGCTAAAGAGTCATAGAGCACCTTGAAGAAATTGAATCCTCATCTTCTCGTTACAAAGGAAAAATAATAACCATTATACTAAAGGTGCATTAGAGCAGATAGTGGTAATTGAAACCACATCCTCTGGGTGGAAGCCAGACGCACTAGCCATTGTGCTATATCTGCATTTAAATACTGATTAACTGGTTCAGTATTTGAGACCTTTACGGATTTCCTATCAAAGATAAAGAATTAGTGGACACACAGAGACTCGAACTCTATCTTCCTCATTGCAAGTAAGGAGCATTATCCTTTATGCTAGTGGCCCATATCGCGGTTCTGGAGGGGTACGATCCCTCTATTCTGCTTGAGTGACAGTCAAGCTCCTCACCAAGAGGCCTACAAAACCATTAGCAGAGGCAACAGGACTCGAACCTATAAGTCACAATTTTGGAGATTGCTTATCACTCCTATGAGTGCCTCAATGTATTTAGCGAATCATAAAAGATTTGAACTCTTTCTAAGGGCTTAGAAGACCCCTGTGCTATCCATTACACCAATGATTCATTTGTACTGCGGGAGAGGTAGGCAATGATCCTACACCCCTTGGCTTAACAGGCCACAGCTATCCCACTTTAGCTTCACTCCCTTATTAGTTGCGGGTAAGAGTTACGATCTCTTCTTGACTAGCTTATGAGACTAGGGGTTCACCAGAACTACCCGCAATATTGTTGGTTAAGTAGGACTTGAACCTACAGCCTCTTCTGTATCAGAGAAGTACTCTACCATTGAGTTATTAACCAATATAAAATAAAAAACCCTTCTTTTTGGGAAGGGCACTTATAATTTCTTATTTAAATTAAGAATATAATTTCCCCTTCCAGTAAACTCCTGTTTTACCGTCATTAATGGCTACCATATTCCAATTTCTTCTTTGCATTGTTTAATTTTATTCTACAAATATAATAAATTTTATTATTACATCCAAATATTTTAGTATTTATTTTTAAAGTATTTTTTAACTTTGTAGGAATAATGGGACTCAAACCCATACTCTCTTGTTTCGTAGACAAGGGCTTTGATTCAATTAAGCTATATTCCTATTAGTTGGGACTGTAGGGTATGATCCTACATTACAAGAGTCAAAGTCTTGTGTGGTTTCCATTTACACTAAATCCCAATTTAGTACTACGTGTGGGTTTCGAACCCACGATAACCAGATTGAAGGTCTGGTGGCTTACCACTTGCCGAACGTAGCATTTGGGTGTAAGGATGGTACTGACCCATCTTCTCTTGATTCACAGTCAAGCACATCACATTAATGCTTCAAACACCATATATTGTACTCAGTTAAAGACTTGAACTTTAATTAGTTGTGTATAAGACAACCTTCCTGACCATTAGAAGAACTGAGTATATTTGTCGAGAATGTTAGAATTGAACTACCCCTCTGCATTCCAAGTGCAGGATGCTACCACCACAACCCACTCTCGTTAAAATAAAAACCCCTTCGAGTATTCACTACTGGAAGGGGTGTATTGTCTAATTAAAAACAAAATCAAAACATATCTTTTACATATAGTTCTTCCTTCCAATAATTATTGGCTCTTGGGGTTGTTCTATATGTCGTATTATCAAATTCATTTTACAAACTTACAAAATATTTTTATTACTTCCAAATAATTTTTCAATTGTTTTTAATTTATTTCTAAAATATAGGGACTATTTTCACAATCTGTATAAGTTATAGATGTATTAGAATTAGTATCATTATTTAAATAATATGTGGTTATTTTATCTATATGAGTATGCCCTACAACCTGATGTATATCAATTAGCATATTTGATTGAGTTTCTTTTCTATCAGCCCAAAATATTCCGCCTACACCTTGAAATCCTCCTCTTGAATATCCAACATCAAATAAACTTCTTTCTTTCATTTTAAATGCTGTATTAAAAGATTCAGCTAAATTTTTTAATTTAGGTTTATAGGGGTATTCTCTATCAAACCATTCTTGGGATACTCCAGCATGAGTAAATAAATAATTATCTATCTGGTAGGCTGCTTGAAACAAATCTTTTTCTTTGTTGAATAGTTCATGTAAATCAAAGTAAGATTCTGATCTAAACCCACTACATCCATGAGAAGAGTAGCTAAACATATACTGGTTATCGTGATTGCCTAATAATAATATTACTTTATTAGGATTATCTTTTTTAAAATATATGATGTTATTAAGATTTTCAATAATTCTCATATTACTTATAGTCCAATGATCTACGTAATCTCCAACAAATATTATTTTATCATAAGAATCATCTATCCAATTTTCCCAATTACTTCTTCCATGTACATCACCTACTATTAATATTTTCATAGTATATGTAAATTTATTAGATTATTTTCTAAAATTTAATACTTTTTCTTCATATTCTTTCTCCATGATGATCTGTTGATTTAAATTTTCTTCTACTTAATTCTTCTTTTACCTTTCCAAATGAAATTGGTATATAATCCCATCCATTAATTCCTACATCTAATCTTAAACTATTTTTATCAATTGGTAAACTATGATGAGAATGTCCGTGCAAGTGCCAAGTTCCGTGATGAGATCTATTCCATACCAACATTGCATAATGACATAATACAATCTTTTGATTATTAATTTCTATTTCTTTTAACTCTCCTAAGTAAGTTCCATACTTTTGATATAATTTAAGAATATCTTTTTTATCGTGATTACCTTTAATGAAATATTTATTTCCTTGTAATTGTAACATCAAATTTTCTGCATAACTAGGATAGGTTAAAGCAAAATCTCCAAGAAAGAATATATCATCTTCATCATTGACAATACTATTCCAATTATTAATAATGGTTTTATCGTGATCTCTTATACTAGAAAAGGGTCTATTATCATATTTTAGAATATTTGTATGTCCTAAATGTAAGTCAGATGTAAAATAGTAATTTTTACTCATCATCAATTAAATTATTATTATTTACTCTTGCTTTATAATTTTCGAATTTTATCATTTCTTCTATCTTTGTATAATTAGAAGTAGGAGTTGTTCTATACCCACATTTATTACAAATTAACCATTTAGAACAACTACCTAACTTCTTTTTATTTGGAATTAATTCTATTGAACAATTAGGACAAAGTTCCATTTTAAGGTAACTTTAAACTTTCGAATAAAACTGTCCCAAATAGTAATATAATAGCAACTAATTCTACAGTTTCAGTGTAATAAGGAACTGTTGGTAACTTTCCTATAAATACTTTTAATTTTTCTAAATAAGGTTTTAAATAAAATAATATTAAATATTTACTTGTTACTTTTTTCATTGAGTAGTTACGATATTTTTTAGTGTAACGACAGTAAGCTATAAATAATGCATATAAACTTACTGGAATCAAATACCATAAACTAATAGATGAAATAAAGGTAAGTCCTAAAGCTATTCCACCTGTTGCTCCAACTACATGTAATGTTTCTTCTTGTTTATCGGGTTTATAGAAACAATTTGCTACTCCTACTAAACATATTAATCCCCCAGCCCAGAAAGCTGTAAATTCTCTAATAAAATCACCAAATATACTTCCAGTTTCATGCACTAAAGCTATATTCTCTGCTGCTATTACAAATGGTATAGGAAATGCCATCATAGTAATAGCAAATAACCACCAAGGTTTAACTATATACACACTATCACTGATAGACTTTTGTCTACCATATTTTATTCTATAATAAAAGTAGTATCCAAATATTATAGACATTGAAATCAATAATAAAATTATATTATTTACCATATTATTTCTTCTAAATTATTAAATTTAAGTAATTCATTTACTTCTTTAAAACAATTCGATCCAAAGAATCCTGCTTTCCCTCTATTGTAAGATTCTGCTGCTGGGTGTGGTGCAGAAATTACTCCATGTTTAGTAGAGATATACTTCTCAAAGTATTGGGCATTTTTCCCAAGAAGCAAATATACAATATATTCCTTAGAATTCAAAGTTTCTATAATCTTTTTTGTAAAAGGTTCCCAGATTTCTCTATGAGAACCAGATTTATCAACTTCTACAGTTAATGCTGCATTAAGTAACAAAATACCCTGTTTTGCCCATCTTTGTAAATCTATTTGATCTAATCTCCAATGAGTTATATCAAAATAACTTTGCGGGTATTCCTGTTCAATTTCAATTAAAATATTTTTCAAAGAAGACTGAGGATAAAGACTTCTACTACAACTAAATGCAAGTCCATCCCCTACTTTACTTTGTGGATAAGGATCCATTGCAATAATACATAATTTAACATCATTAAATGGTGCTTCTCTAAATGCCCTAAAAACCAATTCTCCTTCTGGTAAGACTTCTACTCCACTTTCACGTAATCTTTTAACCTTGGCTCCTATTTGAAGAAATTCTGGGGAATGTAAGTAATCTTTTAATATTTCATACCATTCCCCAAAATGTAGTTTTAACTTTTCTTCCATTATTTTATAATAGTTACTGTTTCTAATTCTTTTTGATATTTATCCCAAAGTTTATTTGTTTCTATAGCAATATAATTTGCTAATTTAATACAATCATTATAAAATTCTTGGGATACTTCATACCAATTCCAATACTCTTTTAACCAAGATTTTACACTTTTGGTAGGAATATCTTCAAAAGCCCAACCATCATCTTCATACTCATCCCCTCTATATTGTATTTTAGTAACTTTACTTATATCTATCAAACAAGCTTCATTTAAAGATTGTTGACTATAACTTAATTGAGAAGTGGATTGTATTTTTTTAGATTTCTTATTAACTTTTAAAGCAAAGCACCCAAAAGGAGTTTCTGGAGTATAGGGTATTTCAAATTTATGAGAGTGACTTGCAGATCTTACAGTAAAATATCCTTCTGTAGTAACTTCATAAAATCCTTTATATTCAGAATTACCGAGAAAATTTCCTTTTTTGTAATCTATAACTTTAAATATTTGAAAACTATTATTACTTTTTGTAATAAAACACTTACCTTTTATAGATTCTAAAAATTTAACCCCTTCTTCATGCCATTCTTTCCATTTAATTTTAGAATTTTCAACTAATAATTTTCTTTTTTCATCTTCTAATTCTTTTATTTTAGCTTCTATTTCTGCTTTTTCCATATTAAATTAATTGTTTGTCTCTCTTATGTATATATTCCCAAAATAAGATTCCTAATATAAATCCTATTAAAAACATTGCTCCTGCCATATTTCTTCACTTTTTAATGGTTTACTATCTAATTCACAATCTACTGGTAAACTCATTTCTAAAAAGTTTTCCCAATACATTTTTAATTCTCTTTTTTTAAATATAGTTTGTGCTATTCTATGTCTTGGATCTAATTTATGAAACTTTATTATTCTTCTTTTTAATAGATCACTAAATTTAGAATATCTTCCTTTAATAAAATACTTGCAATCATCTACAAATTCATCAGGAATTCTAAACTTAAATGTTGTAAATTCATTTTGATCTATTCTTTCTGTAAATTGTCTATGTCTTGTTAAATATTCTTCTAATTTTAAATATGTCTCATGTCCTACAAACCTATATCTTAAATAAATATAATTATATTCTTTATCTAAATAAGTATTTATTAAGTATTCATTGATCCACAGTCTTTCTCTATCTCCATCTATTACTGGAGTTATATAACTAGTACACTTGTTAAAATAATTTGTAATTAGAATATATTTATCTCCAATTTTCTCGATAAACTTAATCCTATAACTGATCTTAACTGAATCAAGACCAGTATTAAATTCGTCTCCAACACTTATTTTTAAATACCCACCTATTAATAAAGATTGTATTTTATTATCTTTACCATAAGTTTCATCTATAAAAGAATCAGAGTAAATAACAATACTTCTTGCAGTATCCACATGATAGAATAATTTTTTATCATTTTTTAATGTTATTTCACTCATCTAATAGTTTTAAAATTCTGGTACTATTTGTTCTACTATTTTAATTTTATTAACTGGTTTTATTTCAGGAATTACAAATCCTTCTTTTTCTCTGAGAATCTTAAGAAGTTGATGGTTCTTTGCAAATTTTTGAATACCTTTATATTCTCCAAAGAATTGTATATATAAACATAATACTTTTTGAGCAAATATAATACTTGAAGCAATAATATCAGAATTATTTTTATTATAAAATTTCTCTAAAAATTTAGTAGCTTTAATTTCTCCAATTCTTGGAATTCCAGATACTTTATCTGTAGAACAGCCTGTAATCATTTGTTTCCAAAAATTATACTCTGCATCTTGAATACTCAAGTCTATTACTTCATTCTTTACAGGATTATAATGTGTTCCTGGAAGTTGAAGTAAATCATGGTCTTGCCCTACAATTATAGATTCAGAGTATGTAGTAAGAGAAATTCCAACTGCATCTTCAGCTTCAATACCGTTTACAATAATAAACTCCCATTTATCTATAAGATATTGTTTTACTTCTTTGAAAAATGGGGGCTTTTCTGAACTTCTTCCACTTTTATAAGCGGAGTCTACAGAATATCTGTAATTTCCATCCCCCCCCAGAAATCCTAAATAATAGTCTGCACTAGTAGGTTTAAATATTTTTTCTACTAAGTACCAATCTATTAAATCTAAAGTTTCTTGCAAAGTTTTTTCAGATTTTATACCATACATTTGTTCTGTTTCAGATAGAACTCTATTAAAACATATTTTGTATAGTATAAAATCTGAATCTATTAATAATAGTTTACTCATTACCAACACTTTCTTTTACTTCTTTCTTTTCTTCTATTGATTCTTTGTATTCATCAATATAATCTCTATGTATATAATCTTCATTATAGAAAGTACATTTTCTTTCTAACATATAACTATTATGATAATTAGAGAATACTGAATCTTCTTTTGGTATATACTCATCTTCCCATTTAGAAAATATTACATAGTCTTTAAAATAATAATTACCTTTCACATAATATATTTCATCATGGTCTGTTGGCATATAATCACTTCTTCCATTTATGGTTACAGTACAAGATTCATCATCCCAAATCCAACTACTCAGATAATTTGAATATACAGCGTCATCTTCTGGAATATCTTCATCATAATATTCTGAAAATACTGTTGGTTCTTCTTCATCAATTCTTGGTTCTCCCCCTATTGAGCATAACTCATATCTGTGTTCAAAATTACCATTATTTCTTAATCTATCTTCAGACATATACGTGAAAGTATCTAAATAAGGATAACTACTAAATTTTGTTTTTAAGTCTACATATAAATCCATTGTTTTTTTAGTATATTCTGGAGGACAAATTATTTCTTTTTTATAACTAGCATCTTGTTGCCATTTATAATGCCATTTTTTGTTTTTAGCATAAGTTCTAAAATACTCTACATAATTATCATTAGTCACATATATTCTATCCATGAGAGTTATTTCATCCTTATCTTCTTCTTTATTACATTTCCAAACTAATGCCCTACCTTCAACTTTATCTTGATTATTAAATAAAACCAGCAAACTTACTTTTTCTTCATTCTTTGCATAAATATCCATAAATGGTTTGCATTGTTCATGTCGCATACAACTTGAATTAAGTGTACCCCCTTTTCTTGAATATGATCCTTCATAATAATATTTTCTAATACTTTCACCATTCATTAACTCAAAATGTAACCCATCTATAGCCAATCCTATAATATCTTGGTAAAATAAAGTAGCAAATTCTTGTACTTCTTTATTTGAAGCTGTTATTTCTAATTTATTTACCAATTTACCAGGAGATGTCATATATGCAAATTTACTTCTTAAAGTTTCATCAAAGAAGTTATAAATTACTTTTATTTCGCAATAAGTTTTAATTAAATTAGAACTTTGTTTTAAATCTGATAAGTTAAAATTTAAATCCTGATTTATTTCCAAACAACTACATCTAATTTGTTTATATTCATTATCAACATTTCTCACTCTCCATGTTTTATCTTTCCAGGTTCTATATATACTTAGATCATAATGAGTTACCCAATACTCTTTTGTTGGTTGTACTATTTTATCTATAATCTTATCTGATATATAATTTTCAACATTTTTACCAAATCTTTCTTTTCTATCTATTGATATATATCCTATTTTATTAGGATTGGTTATAGCAATATCTAAATACCCTATATCATTTATCCATTCATCTTCTTTTTCTTTCTTTAGAAATTGTTTGCAGATATTATTAGATTTGTTATTTTCTAATAACCTTTTTAATTTTTCTCCAATTATCATATTAATCTTTTATATGTGTTTTATAAATAAAATTTAACAATTCTTTTGGTATATCTATATTTAATCTCCTTTGGACTCTATCAAATAGAGGAGACCTATTTTCTTCAATAATTACAAAATTACCATTTTGTAACTGCCCAATATCATATCCAATTATTCCTACTTTATCAGGTCTATTTTCTTTTATAAATTTATATAAAGATTTTGTAGGATTTAATTTTTTCTGATTGTTTTTAATTCCGCATATTGTTTTCTTTTTTACTGTAAAAAATTTATAAGTATTATTAATATAGAAAGTTAAGACTCTAAATTCATTACATAAATTTAATTTTTCTTGAAAAAAATATTCATCCAAGTTTACAGATTTTTTCCATTCTAAATATTCATTATAGGAATGTAGATATTGAATTCCCTTGCATTTGTTTCCCATAATGGGTTTTCCTACAATAGGAAAAGGTGTAAAAAAATCTACATCTTTAAATGTTTTAGCTCCAATACCTAATTTATATCTTTCAATTGATGTTTCATACTTACTTTTAATCTCTGTAAATCTTTCAAGATTATCTATGAAATTAATGTTTAGGTTGTTTAATACGAATTGTTTAACTAAATTTGCATGTAAGTTTGTTGCTCTTACCATTACATAATCTAAGTCAAACTTTTTATAGTAGTCATTTTTTATATCTATAAAGACCAATTCGAAGTTATTGTCTTCTTTATTGGCCTCTATAAATATATCAAACATTTCTTTATTACCTATAAATCCTAATTTAATCATAATATTAGTTCTTTGTTACAAAATGTTTTCCGCATACTGGACAGTAATAGGTTTTTTCTTTCTCTATTACTTCTGTTCCGCATTCACAGAATAAATTAGTATCTCCTATTTCTACTGTAGGATTATGAATAGGACAATCTAAATCTATTAATTCAGAAGCACAAGAACATTGTCTTACAGGAGTAGATTTAACAGGTTTAAAGTCTGAGTAATCATCGTATTTATAATCATCATACCAGTCATCATATTTACTAAAATACTTTCCATAAGTTGCTGGTTTGCTATAATAAGTTTTAGGAATATAAATATGTTCATATTTAGTTTTTCCTAATTTATCAATTACTTCACTGACAAATTGAGTAGTATGAAACATTTCTTCTGCAATAATGTATTCATCAAATGTATGAGGATTATAATATCCAACAGACAAATTAATACAAGATACTCCTACTTTATTATCAGTTAAAGCTGATACATCAGTTATCATTCCTTTTATTTCTTCAAACCCAAATTTATCTGTTAAATCTTCAATGTCTGCTATGAACTTGTCTGAGCAAATAGGTTGCCATATTGATGTTACAATATCTTTACTACCACGTCTATCCCCCTCTATAATATAACCTACGTTACTGAAGAATGATAAATCAAGATTTTTTGCACCAACAGCTCCAGTTTCTTCTTGAACTGTGAATACACCTTTTATCACATCCTTTTCTTCCATCATCTTTAGCGCAAGCCATATTCCATTTCCATCATCTCCACCAATCCCAGCACTTATAGACATTTTAGGAGTATTCTTTTTACTTTTATTCTCTAGCTCCCATCTTTTAGTTTTACCATTATAATAGTAACCACCAATACTTCCAGTAAATTCATCATATTGATAATTATTATAAGATGAAAGATAACCTGTTAATTTCCTTGGTTTACACTCAGCCCATAATTTATTACCACTTGCTGTTATTCCATGTCTTATTTTATATCCTATTTCAAAATCATGTACTGTGTCCATGTGAGCAATTACAGAGGGGTAGAACTCTCCTGTATTTATAACTCCTTTGGTAGCCAAGATGTTTCCGTGTTTATCCTGTTCAATAGAAATAATACCTTTTATTTTAGATAGTCTTTCTATTACGTAAGCTTGCATAAGAGTTTCTTGCCCACTATAAGATTGAACTGAAAATAATTTTATCATTTCATCTTTTTCTTCGTTAAAAAAATATTTAGGTTTTACTTTTACTTCTTCTTTTACTTTCTCATCTACTTCCATTTTATAATTTTTTAATTATATTAATACATTCTATTACTTGTTTTTGATTTTCAGGTTTAAATAATTTACCATAAAATCTATTTTTAGTTAAATATTCTTTGAACAATTTCCATCTTAAAGGAAAGGCATCATTAGCAAATCCTTTAGTTTCTATTATCCATTTACAAAAAGAAAAGTCTGTTTGTAAATCTATAAAATCAGGAGTATATTTAATATCTCTAACATTAGTAACTAAATCGAATCTTCTTGTGTCATTTGAAATTTTCTTTGTTTCTTTTTCTCTATATATTTTACCAATTAATTCATAGCATTCAAAATCTATTTCAAATGATTCGAGTAATATAAAACTTTTTGGCTGATATTCAAAAGGAATTTTATTTATTTTTAATTGCTGATAACAGAATTTTTCAAGATTTGATTTAAATTGTACTCCATCATACTCAGATTTTACTGCATTTTTTATTTTTTTGTTAAAAGAGACAGTTCTAAATCCTCTCATGGTAATTCTCCACTAATTAATCTAACCCCTAAAATTCCTTCTTTTTCATCTTCACTATTTATTTCATTATGAAATCCATAGTCTCTTTGAATTTTATCATAAACTTCTTTTTGATAGTTTACTTCCTCTACCCAAATTCTTTTTATAAGTTTACTATCTTTTAGATATTTTATTCTTACTAAATATCTTTCTTTTTGGTCTATTTCCATTTATCTTGTAATTTAGATACAAAACTACTCATGTTCTTTTCATATTGTTTCTGCTCAAATTTATCTCTTTGAGTTAGTTCCCTAGTAATTCTTTGTCTAATTTCCATAGATTGAACTACTTGCTTGGCATTCCTTTTAGATAACATCTTATCATATACAGGATTTCCTTGTTCTGGCTTATAAAATGGTCTCATATAATAAATTTTTAATTATTTGTTTAGCTTTTTCTTTACCGTGATTATATATTAAATCAGATAAATCTTTACTTTTATAAATTTCTGGAATTAAAATATAAGGTATATTCCATTTCTCAGAAAACTCTTTAGACTTTTTAATACCTATTAGATCTGAATCAAAATGTAGGATTATTCTATTAAACCTACTTTTTTGTTTTTCTATATATTCTTTAGGTAAAAAACTGGATTCACTAACACTTGCTATAGCAGTAATTCCTAGTTCATAGTAGCACATTACATCTTTAAGTGATTTGGTGATTACCAGTAAATCACCACTATAAGGTAACATTCCTTCTCCTTGAGATATTTTTCCACCATTACTCCAAAATCTATTTTTACTTAGTGGTTGGTATATCTTTCTTCTAAATATACCATTTTCCCAATAAAAATCATAACTATATGCCAAAGAATCTGCAATAAACATTTGATTGTTTAGTTTATTACTATCAATCCAAAAATGACTTATAGGAATTACTCTAAATTTGATTAAAGTTGATCTATTAATTCCATATCTTCCTTGCCAGTATTTTGCGTCTTGTTCTGACCAGTTTCTTTTTTTAATTTTAATAATAGTTTTATGGCTCTTATTATATTTAATATTAGATCTATCATCGCTAAAAGTCCTGCTATCCCCCATACTACTATTACTATAAGCACTCCCCAAAAGATAATTATCATTTTCTTTTAATTTAAATTCATTATATATTTTCTCTAAAGCTTGCCAGTAACTTATACTAAATTTTAACTTAACATATTCAATAGCTCTAATGTGAGTTCCATCTCCAAAATCTGAATACATTAAATCTCCTCTAATCCAGTCTATAATACAACTTGGTTTAGAATCATTTCTTAATTCACTATTAAAATGTTCTCCTATATTTTTAAAAGGAGAACAATACTCTCTGAAAATATCTTCAGAAGAAATCTTACTGTAGATAATTTCTTTAGAGAGTATAGGTCTTCCTTTTATCATAGAATTAAATATTGGTTATTTCACCAGTTTCTCTATCTACAGAACCTCTTAAAAAGAATTCATTCCTACTCCATTTATCATCCCAATGTGTTCCCATATTATTTAGAACTAAATATTTAGAATCAAATGCTTCAAGAAGTAATCCTCTTTTAGGGGCGTATAATTTTATTTCATTATCAGAAGCAAAATCCATAGTTCCAAATAAATAATTATCTGGAACGTTTTGGATAAGTTTCTTTAATTGCCCAACTGTTAATAACATATTAAAAATCTACATTTTTAATATCAGTTCCAGCAGGTTGAGATTCAGCATCTGCAACTACTGGTTTTGCAATATAGTCTTTAAATTCAGTCCCCCAAATATTTTTTAATGGATAACCTGAAGCTTTCTGATCTGCTGCAAATTTAGCAAAATTATTAGCAAATAACTTAGAAGTTGCTCTACCAAAATACTGATTATTTACAGATTGATAAGATTTATTATCTTTAGTGCTGACTTCTGCCATTACCCAGAGAGTATTGTCAGCTAACATTTTAACTAATCCTTGTAATTCTTTAAAGTTACCTTTAAATACAGCTTTAATATTATCAAGAACACATTCTTCTTTAGGTTCTACATTAGCCCAAGTTTTGATAAAGTTATACAAACTTACTTCTCCAATCAAAGCTTTTTTTGCACCTTCTGGAGCAAACCATGTATTACCATTTTTACCTACTTTAGCTACAACTTCTTCTACTGAAGTTCCCCAAGTAGATTGAGCTTGATTATTAATGAATTCAAACTTATCTCCATCTTTATTACTTCTTTCTTTATTTTCTAAAAAGAAAGTAACCTTTTGTCTAAATCCTAAAGTTGAATTAACTAAATAGAAATCTAGTCTTACTTTTTCGTGCCCTTCTTTGTCATCCAGTGTGTTATATTCAGGTTCATTCTGGAAATTATATCCTATTGCACTTAGTTGCGCTAGTGTAGGATTAACTAATTCTACTCCACATAAAACAGGCCCAATTTTGAGTGTAAATTCTCTTACTGTTTGTTTATCTGATGCATTACTTTTTACTGCCATAATATATTTTTTTTTAGATTATTTATTACTTTTTATTTATAAAAAATCCTACCAGAATTAACTGATAGGATTGTAAAAATATCAAAAATTTATTGTTTAATTGTTGAACTTTTGGGATGTTTTGTTATATCTTCATCCAAGTATTTTACTTCTACATCATCTACAATTTCTATGTCTAAGACATACTTTGCAGGTTTCTTGTTTTTTAACTTTTCATGTTTCCATACTTCTTTTGCATCCAAAGGATTTAATGCATATTTAACATTAATATCCTTGCGTGTCATACCATTCTTTAAATCTTCTAAAATTGCTGAAATACTAATTTGTCTTGCCATTTATTATTGTTTTTAATTATTATTCTCCTTCATTATATTTATCTATTGTTTCGGATACTACTCCTAAATCGTTAGGTATATAAATATCTCTAAACATTCCTACTGGAGATTTAGCAGGGAATTCTCCATCATTATTGGTTATAAATTGATAGAGTATTTTATTATCAACAGATTTGGAAACTTTAGTGTAAAGTACCACGGTAAATAATCCTTCTAATGTTAGGTAATCATCTACCATTTTACCTACAGTTTTCATTTTATATCCAGTTTCTTTATCTTGTTCAGGATGCCACAAGAAATATACTTTTAAATCTTTTCTTGTATTCTTTGCTGCTGAAACTACTTTACCAAGATTTACTCCAATATCTGCAAACTTACCATATCCTGTTTCTTTAGCTCTTTGCATAAATTCAAATGCCATAATATATTGTGCATCATCTATAACAATGTTTTTTATATCTACTCTTGATGATGATACATGATCTATAGCTCTGGCTATTTGATCTGCATTAGAGCTTTCGAAGTAATTACCTCTTTCACTTATTTTTCCTGTATAAAGTTTTTTCCATCCTCTAAATGGTAAATCTTTTCCAGATACATTTATTACCACAGTTTCTTCAGGAATTAATCCCTTTATTCCTAAATCTGGAAATTGACCAAAGCTTGTACTTTTTCCAGTACCAGATTTGCCTACAATAGCTATTGATGCCATATTATTTTAAAGAATATTTAATATTATTAACTACCAACCATTGTAGAGTTCTTGGGTCTACCAATCTCATTCTTACATCATAAGATTTGGAAGGATCTTTAACAACTTCCATATCTACAAAATGAATTCTACCAAATTCATCAGAAGCCCCATAATGTCTACCCACCATTACTCTTTCTTCTCCTACAATAGCTTTCTTTACTCCTTTTTTAATAGCTTTTTCAATTTCAGCTATTTTAGCTCCAGCTATTTCAGAAGCTATTTCAGCTACTACATCTGCTTCTTTAACTTGTTTATAGAAACATACTGTCATAGCTACTCTTGAATTGGCTAAAAATATATTAGCTAATTCTGTTTTGTTTACTTTTTCTTCTTTGGAAAAATCATGTGCTGATGATAACATTTTAGTAGCATAATCTTTGGATAATTCAATTTTTTGTCCATTATCATCTATTACTATTACATTACCATTACCTTTAATTTCATCCACAACATAAAACTGGGATTCTGATAAAATATTTCCTTTCTTCATATATTAATTTATTATTTTCTTGTAAAATCCTGTAGATACATCTTTTCCTTTAAGTACTGACTTAGTATAACATTGAGTACTCGCCATAGACATTTTGAATGCAGTTTCAAATCCTTCTCCCGAATCTTCAATAGCCAGACAGTTAGATTCTTCTAAATCTAGATCATAAATTATTTTATCTAAATCTCTTTTGGTTCCAACAAATGTTACAGTAAAGTTTTTCTTTTGAACTTCTTGTATTACTCTTTTACATTCTGTTTTATATTCTTCTAATCTATTATTTTCTCCGTCTGTATATACTTTAAGTAGTACTTTATCAGTATCTAAAGCTTTAGTCTTTATATTTGTTATAATATCTAAAACTGCTTTATACAAAGGAGTATTACATCCATAAGCACTTTTAAATTTTAATACTAAATTAGATGGACTCAAAAACATTCCATGATTGTTTATGTTAACTACATCACTAGCATAATCCTTTTGTATAAATTCTACTACAGATGCGGTGTAATTAACATCAGTTTGAGTTTTTAACCATTCTAACTCTTTTTGAATTCCTATTGCAGAGTTATTGTATTTACTACCGGCCATACTACCAGTAGCATCCAATAATACTACATTATGAATTGTTGGTTTAGGCTTTATAAATTGAATATTAGGTTTTGGAAAATCAAAGTCTTTTTCTAAATATTCTTTATATTCTTCTACAGTATTAAATCCATATCTTTTAGCTAATAAGAGCTTTCTACTCTTATTAGCTTTTGTTAAATCTTCTAAAAGTTTTTGTTTTACTTTATCCATTTATCTTTTTTATTTGTTTTTCTATTTCTTTCCAATACTTTAATGTTTTACTTATTTTCATTCCATTTCCACCACCATTCCATATTCTAGCAGCTATTTCATAATTAAAGTTTGGATTATAATAGTTTTGTACTATTAAAAACATCTCAATAGATTTACTAACATTAAATCTATCTCTTAGTGTATATACATTATCTCCTAATATTCTATTAACTTCTCTAACC